ATGGATAAGATGAAAACGTTGAGAAATGAAATAATCCGTAAGGCCGCTGAGCTGGCCCACAAAAACGACCCCTACTTAACCAAGCATGAATGTGCCAGCGAATATTACGACCAATTTGAGGACGGTAGCTATGAGCTATGGCTAAGAGGATGGCTAGGTCTCATGATAGAGGACGGTAGCAAAGAGGCCATCGAAATCATGAAGGACTTGATACGCTATCGGCTGCAATCCAAGCCTAACACCCCCGCCTGACGATGACCGCCTGGGACGCGGTCGAAACTCCCTCCGGGGAGTCGCGGGATCCCGCTTCGAGCTGGTCATGCATGGCCGGCCTTTACATAGATTTATTTGGTCTTTCTCAATTACATATGATATCATTTTCGCTAAGGGAGGTTGTTTTATGGTTTTTAGTGGCTACAGAGAAGACCATCGCGGCAACTGGTTTGGCGGTAATCAGTTTATATGGGTAAATGATCAAGAAGGCAAGGAAAAATACAAAGCCAAGTTTTATATCGTAAGCGAACAGAACAAGCACCTTATCCGGGTTCGTGACGAAAAGCAACAGGATCTGCTTTACTGCATGTCTGGACCACACGTGACAAATGCGGAAATAGACTGGTTATTGGATAAAACTAAAGGTGGATTTGCGTATTACGATAGCCCGGAGGATTATCTTAAGGATTTCGATGATAAGTATAAGGTATAAAAAAAAGCCCTCCCCCGCACCAAGCGAGAGAGGGCTTTGCCATGTATGTGTCAGGTTAATATTTGTCACCAGTCTGGACTGCCAATTAAAACATTAACCAATGCTTCATCTATTATAATAACCCAATTACCTTCTTGTTTCTGTAAGTTTATCTCAGCTTCAAGAGTAATCATTGCAAGATTACTTTTCTCTAGTTCTTGATGTATTAAAGCATCCATCCTTTTATCAAAGTCTTCCTGATTGAATTCACCAGCGTTTTCTAATGAAATCTGCAGCAAATACCCCTCAGTCATTATAGTTTTATACAGTCTGTCTTCGTCTACTTTAGTTATTCTAACCGGCACAATTGCTTCGTCACCTTTAATCATAGGATCACTAAGCCTAAAAGTCATCTTCGAAAGAAAATGAGGTGCGTATCCCAGATCATCCATATCCACTGGCCCAATGTCCCTGCCGGTTAACTCTCCTACAGTAGTGAAGTCACAAGCTCGAAACGCCTCCAAAAATTCCTGAGCCACTTTCTCCGGATCATCTATATTTTTAGCGCCCCCAGCGGCATTAGCGGTACCAGTGCAACCAGAAATAGCCATTAAGGATAAGATTGACATAACAACAAGCACTCTTTTGATTCGCATAGATACCCTCCTTCTTAACTACGATTATACTTCACAGGCTCAATGCATTATGTTGTAAATCGTCGAATGTTTTAAAGTTCTTGTTTGAGTCTTAGATGCAAAAAGCCCTTCTTGCTTCATTGCAGGAAGGGCTTTTACTATGTCCTATACTTATCCAGGATCCGATTCCTTGCGCTCCTTAAACGGCGCGGGAATAGGCTTCTCATCGAGGTTCAACAAATAATTCTTGGCTTCATCATAGAGCCGGTCAGCCAGTTCAGCGAACATTTTATAGCTGATAATCAGCCTCACATATTTCGGTAAAAGCTGATACCCCTTTTCCACCACAAAACCAAACTTCTCTTCCCCGGTCTGCAGCGCATACTCTTCAGCTTGCTTCTCCAACCTCAGCATCAGCGAGAGCACAATCTTTCCCGCTTTCGCTCTCCCCTGACTGATCAGATAAATAATAAAGACTGCCACAACGAGCAGCAGCCCCCAGAAGTTCTGGACGTATCCTAATGCAGTTTCCATGACTCATTCCTCCTATAATCCTAACTTCGCCGTCTCAATACGGTCACTGCCGGCATAGTAATAATTCCCGTCGCCGTTTGTCCCCTGTACCCCAATCCAGTGCTTATTCTTAGCCTGGATTTTCTCTGCAAAGGCCTTATGGACCATCGGGCATTTTAGCTTAAAGCTGAGCAAAAGCGCGGCTCCTACGTCCCCGTCGGCGTAGATTACGAGGTTATCCACTTCATGATCTCCCTTCAAATCTGCAAATAACTTAGCCCAGGGAAACTTAGCCCCTGGGCAATTTGGTCTGTTGACACTGTCAATTCTGTAATGGCCTATAACGTGGTCACTGTCCATCTTTATTGCCGGGTACTTTGCCAGGAGCTGACCATGGAGCCATAGCGTGGATTGGTACTGAGCTTCTGTCAGCCCGTCCCCAGGCATTCCTTCGTGTTCAATGCCGATGGTGTAATTGTTTGGGTTAGATCCGTCGTATAGGTTCCAATTCGGCCTATTGACAACCCCAGCATGCCAAGCCGTATCTCCCTCCTTAACCATCTGTAATATACGGCCATCTCTAAGAACCAGGTAATGTGCGCTTGCTTGGGATTCAGGATTCTGCATCCAGCTTAAGCAGCCTGGATAATAGCCGGCGGTGATATGGCTTACAATGGCCAGCGGCTTACGACCATTGCGACTGGCACGATAGTTCGGTGTGCCTACCCATTCGATTTGTGGCATATGCTTACTCTCCTTTCTGCTCAATGCGGTCAATCCGCTTGTGAGCCTGTTTGGATGACTCTTCGACGCGGGTAAGGCGTTCGCCCATGGCATCCATGCGTTGGCCCTGGGAGCGTTGTTCTATCCGGATATCGTCTACCCCGCGCTTCAGATACTCCATGTCCGTCCGGATTACTGTGTCGATCTCAGCGTCTTTCCTGACTTCTCTTTTAGCTTCCTTTGCTCTTGCCGACCATCCTAAGATGATTCCTGATAAAGTTGCTACAATCCCGATTAGGGCTGTGATAAGTGTAAAGTCCAAAGGCTATCACCTCTTTCAAGCTTGTACATTATATGAATTATGCGCCACTATTGTGATTGACCTATTTTAAATCATAAAAAATACGCCTTATGTGGCGTTGGTGGTATTGCGTACCTTGGTTAATTATGCAGCTATTGGATTCCCATCAGCATCATACATACCTGCTTCAACAAGCTTTTCCATTACTGCATTGTAGTATCTTTCAGGCACCTCGTTTAATTCGCTAAGTCCCAGCTTAATCTTTGTAAACCAAAATAGCACCATAAGTCATTCTCCTTTCAAAACCTTTATTTCTTGCTTCAGCCCCTCGATTTCAAGTAGAGCCATTGCCAAAGTTTCCGCAAGCGCAGACGTATCGTCCAGTGCATATGCAAAGGTTTCAGCTATTGCAGCAGTGTCCTCCAATGTAAAAGCAGTAGCTTCCGCTACCGCCTCAACGTCTTCACCCAGCGAGGTCACTCTTTCATCTAGTGTAGGCGGTGGTGCTGGCCTTGCGTCGGTCTCGGCCTGTTTTTCCTCGGCTGTACGCCCTACCACTTCGCCGTCAATGAGTCTGTAGTTATAACAGCCGGATTCGTCAAATAGGCCGTTCGGTAGGTAGTTGCCCTGGGCGTGGTAGTGCTTCACATTGTCATACCCCTCATCAATTTGCACCCAGCCTGTTGGATCATCGAGGAAAACGGAGGAATTTATTGAGATGATGCGGCCGTCAGTATCAGTCTGCACATATACCTTTATCGGTTCTTGCTCGTATTCATCAAATGGTTCTTCTAAAATTAAATCGTCATCCACTGGAGCACCTCCTTATAAATTAGAATCTAGCAATGTAAAAGTATCAGTCGTAAGAGTTGCAGACGATAATCCGTGTGAAGTTTTTATTGCTGTAATTATAATCCCGCTGCTTGTTACTTTTGTGACTGAAATAGTAAAACCAGTTTGAAAGACATTAGCCCCGTTCTTTACTTTAAATTCACCTAGACCTATCGAGGGTAATATTCTCATTTGTACTGGAGTTGGAAGGAAAAATTTTATTGTATCTGTAATTATAACATTAGCAGGAGCTAGGTCGACTTGCGAAGCGGCTTGACCAATAAAAGGAAGTTGGTATCTTTGACACAACGCCAACTGCTCACCATAATCAGCAGGCGGATCACTGGCGAGAGTTGAGACGGGGCCGAGTTCGAGCTTAACCCTATTAAGGGCAAACGAATTACCATTAGCGTTACTACTAATCTGGATCAGAACCGTCTTGCCCGCGGGAACCGTGCCAGTAATCTTGTGTATCCCTGTTGTCGTGATGTTATTGTTTATAGCATAATCTGCGGAAAACTCCGTGTTCCGCAGATAAATAGTAATACCTCCGCTTATAGAGGCTACATCCACGCTAAAAGTAAATTCCGTGTCGTATTTGAGAGGAAATTCGAAGGATTGTCTTAGAGTAGCCCTTGCTGTGGGGTTAGAAATGGTTATTCTGTCGGCACCGACAGCGAGGGTTGATGCCGAATCCGAATTATTCGTTGTCAAATCCCATCTATCAGTAGTTATAGATTTAGACATACTCGTTGTGGAATAACTGGCTTTCCCTCGCTGGTTCACAGTAAAATCCGGGTTGTGTAATAGATTGGGGTTTGAAATAGCTCTCTTAACAATTGCTAATTTGTGGTGCTGATACAGCTTATATCCAGACAAATCCGCTTCAACATCCGATACCTTTTTTACTGTATCATGTACTGCTGTACCAAGATTTTCAGCATAGGTTAGTTCGGCAGACAGAGCTGATGCACTAATCTGATACGGCTCCGCAAAATAGGTGATGTAATATACTGACTCTGTGTCAAATCTTCCTGGTGGTGAATATATCCTTACATTATTGAACCAATAGCCATCATCTCTTTTATCCACAATCCAATTCTCATTATCTACAGTATCATTTTTATAAATTGTCATATTTAATGTTGGCTTATATTTGAGAGCGCCCATATAATCATTGCGATTTACACAATAATTTCCTAACCCGTCAGTTCTAGGTTTCGCAACTTCCCTCACCACAACCCCCTCACCAAGGGTAATTTGATTATCCCCGGATGAGATCATAAGTGAACCTTCAGTTTCTACAGGAACCATAACGGGTGTGACGAGTTTATAATAGAGTTCATAAGGAGTATATCCTTGATCGTTCATGAGGGTTGGACAAGTTCCAACAGAGCCACCCAATGTCGTTGGTGCTAAATTTCCGTCGTCTGAATGTTTTTCACCAATCCCAACCCACAATTTGGCCCAAGATTTAACACCCGTTCCATTATATAATTGCTTCCTGTCTCCTGTGACATACATCCTCCATCCCATTAAATATGCCGCAATTTCCTCGGGTGTAGGGTTATAATCAGGCCCCCATCCGGAGTCAGTGTTGGAAATGTAAAGAACTAAGTCTTTATTCGCGTCGATATAAGCCACGTCTAATCCGGGAGTTGCCGAACCAGTTAATATTTTTCCATCATATTTCGTAACGAGTGGAGAACTATTTGCAATCCCGTCATTTAAATTTATCTGCACAGCTTTGTAATTAGTGTAATTTGCTCGATATACAAACGGTAAACTCCCATCCAATACCTTTCGTTCCCAAATTTTATTCTTTTGCCCATCTTCAAAGACCTCACCGGCACCAAGGCTATCCATGATATAGAGGTGTGAGCCGTTTGTCTCGTTTTTTACATAGGCCCCTGTTAGTTGCTGGACGGAATCGACGTAGGGGTATTTTGCTAGGAGTTGTTCTACGGTAAGGTTGTTATATTCATCCACAGTTATTTCGTTAATCTGAATACCGTCAACATAGGCGTATTCGGTGGCATTGCCTACCACATTAACAACCAAAAAGTCATTAGCAGCTAAATCATTGGGTGAAAATTTTACGCCAACACGCGTAGATTTAGATGTATCTGAAACACCATCAGATAAAACAACATTACCGCCTCCAGTACTATCCTTTCCTATTCTAACAAAAGTAGAATTACCATTTTTAACATATCCTGTGAAGAAATAATGTTTGGTCATGTCAGTAATGTATTTAGATATAAGGTTATTCATACTGCCATCAGTGCCATTAATGGTTATTTTTATTCCGTAATTGCCAAAAACTTTATTTACTGAATCCAATGCTAAGTCACAATTATAAGTACGCCACTTACTCACATCTTCGCAATTTCCATCACGGCCCATCAGATTCACTATCGTCCTCCCTGGTATCTTCACCTTCGCTGGGCTTGTGCGCGAGGCTGTGATGGTCTGTGTACCATGGGCGAGGGGCACGGTGGCGGTTTGGTCTTCAGCGAGCATGGCTTGACTAGCAAAACCGGTGTGGCCGCTTTCAGCGTAACCGAGTCCAGTTAAGTTGCTATGAGCAGAAGGGACAATCCCCCCGCCTCCAGGGGAACGCTTGGCGGCTCTCAAGTCTAACACATCCCTGAGGGCAACTTTTCTCTCGTTTGTATAACTGCTAGAGGTTTGATATATAAGCCGATACAAAACCTTGAACTCCTGAAATGGCTGACTACCCCACTGGATGTAACGGTCATCGTTATTCGCTTGAGCATCAGCTAAGGAACCGTCCGTGCGTTGGCCTTGGATTACTTTGATAGGTTGAATCACGTCACCCGTGAACACGACGTAGTACGCCACGAACCCCTCATCCGGGACCTCGCTTTGCACCCAATCATTGCCATCCCACTCATTGTAGGTCACACGACCGCCTACAACATTCCGGAGCGGATACTCGGTCGCTTCATCCTGCATCCATGTCCCTGAAGCACCATCACGGTACATCACCGGCAACATTGCCGGCCCCTGTAGCACCTGCTCAAAGAACGCCGTCGGGTTATCACTGTGCACAATATTATGGAACAGATCCTCATCGGCCACTAAGCCATTATTCAGGCTTACTTGGGCAGATTCATCCGTTGCACCATCATCTAAGGTATAGCCATATAGTTGCAAGCCACTCACCCACTGAGTCCAGTCTACAGCGTGTAAGCGCTCATGCGTCGCCTTGTCCATCACCGTGCCATGGCGCTCATCTCCAGGTGCAAACTGCAATTCCGCATTCTCCTGATCCGCATTCCAATAGACGTAAGCAATGTAGACCATATTTTTCAATCCTGGAAACGCTTGACTACTTTGCAATGCTCCATTTGCATCAAAGTAGATGTAATGCATGCCGGATACGTTTGCAATGGTTACACTCTCCGTAGCCGTCTTCGTAAACCGCTTTCCGCGATAGTATACTTCGTACGAGGAGCCTGTAGGCTGTATTGTAAAGCCCCTCGTTGTTTTATCGAAGAAAAATATAGAATCATCCCTATTCGGAAAGCCTGTAGGCGCTTTCATGACCTCAATGGCCTCCGTGCTTTCGTTCATCTGCTGACCCATCTCATTCATATCATGTTCTGTTACGATCTCATCAAAATCCCAGTTAGTTCTTGCCATTCTCACCCCTCCTTAACCCGAATGGTCTGCGTTATGATTGTGTCGGTGGTAATCGGTACATACACATTATTGGAGCTGATCACATTATTGGAGCTGTCCCTTAACTCAATCAGAGTAATCAAAGGGACAGCTCCATTATGGACCTTATATTCCATGTTGATTATGCCTTCGCGGACTTGCTTCACATCGAAGTCCGTAATTTCGTAGTAGCCATTTAAGACCACCTTTGTTATCCTTCCGTCTACATAATCAGCGACATCCTCAAGGAAAGTTATAGGTATCATTTTATGATCACCTCCGGTCCTAATGTGGCGAATGGAGTTGTTCCTAGCCGCCATGTTGTACCAATTCGGCTTTGCCGGTTTATATCTTTCTTGGATATATGCTCTTCTAATGCTATTTCATCTCTTAAGGCTGTTTTCTGATTGTAGATAAGATTCGCCGGCTTAGTAGCTTTAACCGTATATTCCAATTCCCTAAATAATGCGGCATCCTCTATCGCAGTCTCCACCAAAAGGATAAAGTTCTGCACATCCACACTGGTGATAGCTTTACCCTCACCAACCAGGAAATCTAAACGGTCCTGAAGATAGCGAATAGTGAACGGTGGCTTGGTTGAATAACGGTTAATAATCCGCTTTTTCCGGAAGTCCAGTGTTTCGGTTGTAGGATCAGCCTGGATACCTAGCATTCTTTCCCGGCGTTTTATCGCCTCATAACCAGAAGTGAGGACAAATTGATCATTCAGTAATTGATTGATAGCCGTTTCTAAGTCCTGTATCTCAACATCCTCTGTCTCAGCTAATTTAAAGAAGTCTAATATGTTGTCGTAGTATTCTGGCCAATACTCCCTAATCGACTTACTCATTTATAACCACCGTCCCCAGGCTTGGAATTTCCTCCTCATCAAGCACAAGATTGGCATCCACGCCGTTCAGCATTGTTCCAGACACATCTTCCACACCTTGGACTGTAAGCATTCTGGCATCAATTTGCGCCGTCCTGACGATGATCTGAGTTTGAGCAGCCCACGTCTTTCTCTGTTCCAGAAGATAGGCTTCTATGACCGCTTCTACATCGGATTGAACCTGCCCAGGTGTTACTCCTGGTGCTAGAGTAAGCGTTGTTTCCACATTCACAGTGACCACATCTACACCGGAAATGGTCACAGCATGACCAATAGGGGCCTGCCCCAGGCCCTCCCCCTGATTCTCTTCCGGATCGATAATCGTCTGCACCTCTTCAACAAGTGCCGGGGACGGCTCTTCCCAGTCAGCAGCAATAATCGTGCATTTCACGGTCCCACCGCCTGCCCATGTTGGAAAAACTTTCGTTCCCCCGACACCGTTGATAGCATTGATTTTCTGCTTATAATCAGCAATATTCCCGCCAAAAGCCGGTTCGTTAACTGTCTCATAATACCGGGAGCGTAGAGCCTCATCCGTCTCCTCATCCTCCCCTGGAACTAGCACATCGGTGAGTTCTGCTCTTGCCAAGTCATTGACATAGGTGATAGGTAGTAGTGTCCCAAACTGCCGATTACCCGCTGTTCCCGATGTTTCGCATTCCAGCGCAAATACCCCGGTACTGATCTGCTCAATGGCTGTATAATTCAGCCCGCCGATACTGTAGCGGCTACCTATCGGAATGTTAAGAGGAGCATTAGTATTGTCGAAGAATTCTCCCCTGCGTCGGGCTTTCGTGGCCTCTTTCCGGTTAATCCCGAATTCAGCAGCCCGTCTTGTTAAATATTCCTCACTGGCCGTATCTGCAAAAATAAGATTATTGTTAATATCCAACTCTGCGTAGGCTTGAGCAAGCTCAGCCGCTGCAGGTGCCAGGGCATCAAAAATCAGACTGCCCTCCCGCTTATCTACGGTGTTCGGCACTCGCGTAAGCATTCTGGCCAGGATCGTATCATAGGTCTGATTCTCATACATTAGCCACTCACCTCCTGGCTCATCTCAAGGTTGCCATAGGTACTGATGACCGTGAATTCAACAAGCAAGTTGTCTCCGGTGGTTGTAGTCCGCACATCCTCAACTCCTGTGATCCGGTCATCCTGGGTCAGGGCCTCTTGGAGCATCCTGGTAGCTTCGGACTTCACAAAAACCGGATTCATGCCGATCAGCTTATCTAACTCAGCCCCATAATTCGGGGTATAAATCAAATGCCGGAAGCGTTGTGTCTGTAGAATCTTCGAGACTGATTGCTTCACTGACTCCAAACCATCTAAGCGCCCGGAGATTCGTTCTTTTGTCGGGTCGAGTTTCCACGTGAGGGACGGCTGCTCGATGTATTCTATTGTTTCGTTAGCAATACTCCCGCCTGTAGGTATCATGAGCCTGTCACCACCTTATCTAAAACGACATAACGCTGACCGCCTTGGACCCTAAGCATCAAAACTTTATTCCCTGCGGCAAGCCCGGAACGAATCACGATTTTGGAAGTTAAGGCTTCCGAAGTGTTATTTGGTGACCCATCATCGGTGTATTGGTGCATATGTTTTAAGTCCACCTCATACCTGATCAAGCTTTCCGGAACAATTAAAAAATCCGCCGGCAGTGTAAAGCGTTGGTCGACTTTCACACTCAACGGATTTACAGTTAAGACTTCACCAAAAAGGATATTCACGGGATTCGATGCATTCAGAGCATCACCACTAGCTGTTTTAATCAAATCCAATAAACTTGGCATTCAATCACCTTTCTTTAGGAGGAAGGTCTTAGAAACACTCTCAGATCTAACGTCATGGTATAGTTCACACCATCAAAGTTATGAGTGCATTCGTCAACTAAAAAAGGCTGATTTATCCCATACTCTTCAATGATGATCTGTACGTACCGACCGGCTCTCACTCGAATGTCACCAATAGCCTCAATTTTCAGGATCCTAGTCTCCTTATTTTTTATTGCGATGAGCGTGTCAATCATCTCGCTGATTTGGGCATCATTCATCTTTTCATCCACCGATTGACTAAGCTGCAGCACTCCCCATTTAGCCATGTTGCCACTATGCTGAGTAATATAGGTGTCTCTCATACCTGTATCCTCGTTATCACGATAGAGCTTAATCCTATTATAGGTATCCTCATCAATGGATACCTTATGGCTGTAATCCGTCATTAAGCTGTTGTCTCCAATGATGAAATCCAGCTTCAGGTCCTCAATATTCCGAACTGTTAAGGTCCCGAAATCGTCAAAGAAGACATAGTTCTTGCCGGAATTGATCAGGGTAATATCCAGGGCTTTGCAGATGATGTCCATTAGCTTTTGATTATCTTCGGACATGGTCGGGATTCGATATTCCGTATCATCAATTCTCCCAAGCTTAAGCTTGAAGTCAGTAGCTATCTGCTTCACCACCTCAGAGGCCGTGACATTGGCAAGAACATAGGTGTCACTGGCCATGAGATAGCGCAGCTGGTCATAGCAGGTGATTTTGACCGCTTCGTCCTTGCCGCCGTCTATGCTAAAGATATAGCCATAGAACACTTTGGTGCCATCCTTCATCTGCACATAGACAATGTCTCCATTGGCATAGCTGAAGGATTGGTCCTGGTCCGGAGAATTTTTGATGAGAGTGAAGCTCAGGCTCCCGGCCTTCCCGATCCGGCTGGTCTTCCACGTCACATCGGCAACGAGCTGGGAGATATTCCACACGTTTCCATCCTTTTTGTCAATAAACACTGTTAACATGGGCAACCCTCCTTATGGCAGCTTGAGCACCCGGCCAATCTGCAGCCGCTTAATCTCCGCATCCGTAATCCCATTTAGCTTTTGTATCTCTGGCCAACGCGCACCATTGCCTAGATGCTTTTGCGCTACTGCCCACAGAGTGTCCCCAGCTACCAATGTATAGGTCTTAGGTGGCTTTGTTTCGTTTGGCCTGGCAGGCGCAGGAGGCGGCATTAGTGCCGTGGATGCTGCGGTATAGATGGGCGTTACATTAGGCACCTTTTTGGCCGCATAGGAGACATATTTTTTTAACTTAATGGAGTATTCAATATCACCTGAGCCACCGGCGACCTCTTTCCAATCAAAGCCTTCGATGCTGGCTAAGGTATTGATATCAAAACGATCTGAGACAAAAACAAAGCGGATGGGCCGCTTAGACTCCATCCACTTGATGATAAGTTGAACATATTCGATTGGTTGCAAGAGTCTTTGTGCTATCACAAACGGATAGCGCTGAGCCGGAAAGATGCTGCTGAATCCGTACCCGCTGAGCTTAGGGGCCTTTATGACATTGATTTCACCCAAGGCAATAATGTCATAGGTTTTATTTGAGCTGGATTCACTGGCTTCGATGCTTCCCGGCATGATGGGGATCTCGAAGAATTCTTCCCGGTTGTTAAAGCTGAGTTCGATACTGTAGGACATGGGTGATCACCTGCCTTTACTAAGGAATAAATCCAAATGTTCATGTCGGCGATTCTGGTAAATTCAATATCTTGGCAACGGTAATGACTGCAATTCTCACCGCAATTTCCGCGATCTGTTCAGTAAGTTCGGGAAGTTTATCTTCCGCAATATTTCTATCATGAAAATCTTTCAAGACTGACTTTTCCAGAGCATCAAGATCAATATTACTCATTTACTACACTCCTTATCTTTATGAATACACTGCCGAAGCTGATGAGGCAATTTCCTGTTCAAGAAATGTCTTGAGCTTAACTATAATGGTATCCGTATCTTCTCCATTGCGGATATCGCCTGTATTGACAGTTAAATTCGGTGTCAATGTAACATAATTCTGGATGTTCTTCATTTCTGCTAACTCCCGCATGATCTTGATGTCCTCGCTGGAGATATCCACTTTGTCTTTGATTTTGCCGACTGTCCCTACTTCGTCCACACTGGGGATGCCATCTTCACCCCAACCCGTAGTGCCCCCTAAATCGCCTGGGGCTTTAAATAGATTGCTCAAAGAGTTAAAGGCTCCTTGCACACCGTCCACGGCTGCTGAGCCTATTTTTTTTCCGACATTTCGACCCATGTCAAAAGCTTCTCCATAATCTTTTTGCTCGAATCGCATTAGGTTGACGACATCCGCTTCGCTCTTCAGGTCGTCGCGTGCGCTCTTTAGCTTGTCTAGTAGACCTTCCATGCCCGACGTGATGTCTATATGCAGTCCAGGGATTTTATTGATAACACCCTCAATGCCTTTAGCGATGTTAGTCATATACTCAAGTGCATTGATTGACAGATCATAAAAGAGTTTTTTTACAGCATAAACCGGGTCTTGCCATACATTAACAAAAAATTCAGCAACAGATAAGACTATGTTAGCAAAGCTGGCGAACTTATTGTACAGAAATCCAAATAGAATGCCGAATAGCCCGCCAACGAAACCTATGACCTCAACAGTGGCATCGCCCCATTTGATCATGGCGTAAAGCACAAAACCTATAGCGGCACCGATAAGGAGGATGGGCCAGTTGACAAGCAACCACTCTTTTGCTGCTGCCGCTATCGGTGGGACCATCTTCCATAGACTGGTTACTAATGCGGGAATTTGCGCAACTGCCCATGTCGTCAAGGCCGCCCCAATAGCCACAAGGATAGGTTCTATTACTCCCCAATTGTTTTGAATTACGTTACCAAGCCATGCAGCTGCATTTATAATTCCTCCCAGCGCGGTCATGATAAATATTGCAGCATTTGCAAAGATCATCATCAAGCCTTGCGCCTGCGGAAGGTTAGAATTTAAGGTATTAAAAAATCTTAAAACGGCTGGGTATAAGTAAGTTCCAACGGTTTCTTTTATGCCGTCCCATGTGTTTTTCATTTGTAAAATCTGACCCTCTGGGGTATTCGCTAGGGCTTCTGCAAGCCCACTCCACGACTGGTTGATTATATCTGCTATTACTGCAACTCTTTCCATTTCAGTACCTTTTTCAATTATAGCTTTTTGAGCGTCCGTAACGACAAACCCTTTTTTGGCAAGACCATCAAATTGTCCATCTAAAGCCTTTCCAAGTTGAGTTGCATATTCCACCATAGCCCTTTTATCGATTTCCATGCCTCCCATTCCAGCAGCGTAATTTGCTAACGTACCCATCATTGCTTCGATAGCTTCGCCAGTGCCAAGATATGTTGCAAGTTCACCTGCGCCTCCAAGCAGTGCTCCACTATCATAAGTCGTCTCGAGCTGTACTTGGGATGCGCGTTGCTTTATGGCTTCAAATTCAGCTTCTGTCGCACCCATATTTTTCATTACAGTGGCAAGTTGGCGATCAGAAGAAATCTGTATGTCGGCAAGCCCTGTCCATTCTTTTATAATACTGGCACCTTTTTGAAAAGCTGAAGCACCGAGATATGCCCCCACAAATCCCTTGATCTTGCCAGTTAGTGAATTAGCTATGCCCTGACCTTTATCCATTGACCGATTAAATCTGTTCTGAGCTTCTTCGGATTCTCTAATTGCCTTGGCTATTTCTGTTTCTGCAGCGGCAATTCTCTCTTTGGCTACTGTCAAAGTCCTATCAATATTCGTATTTCTTTCTGCTGCGTTTTGCATTTGATTCATTGTCGAAATCATCATATTCATGCCCTGAGTAATGTTTTGTAAAGGGGTGCTCATTGCATCAAACATTTTTAGGGTAGAACTAACAGTCGCCACGTCACCGCCTCCTTTTAGGCATAAGAAAAAGCACCCTTAAATGAGTGCTTTTGATCTTTTTTTATAGCAAGAATTCCTTTTGATCCGTTTTTGTGAGGATCTTCTTAACCTCTTCACTTCTCTCAATTGAATCCAGTTTCTTTTTGAGGGTTTTATCAAATTTATCTGTAACGCTTTTCATCACAAATGACATTTTGAATGTAATATTTTTTATTTCCCCACCAGATGACACAAAGGACACTATATAAACCCAAATGGTTTCTTTCTTCTTTTTAGTTCCAATCCCAGACATTCCACCTAAAATTAACCCGGCAGGACCGAATATCGCCCCACCTAGTACACCTCTTCCTATAGCACTTTTATCCTTATCGACAACCTCTTTTTCTGTCGTAACGATAGTATCCAAGATATTGCATAGCGGGATTTTAAACGTATTCTCTATAACTGTTTTGAATACTTTAAAGCTTCTCTCTTCGATTATCAAATATTCATCATCAAATTTAATTTCCAATTGAGCTTCAGGGTCTTTAAGGGGCAATCCTTCGATTAAATTAACTAGAGCACTGGCCACACACATCTCCTCCGTTCACACATTTGCATTAATCATACTAGCAAAATATTCCTGTGTAAACGAAAATCTACTACTTATCTCTTTTTCTTCGCTTTAGCCATGTCCTGCTTCTCTTTTTTAATGCGAATATCAATCATGGCATAGACAAGCGCCTTTTCATTACGGGGTAATCTCATAAACGCACCCGGTAAAATGTGAAATTCATGGAGGGCGTAGTAGGCATAATTAGCCTCAGCATCGCCCCCCTCAATTAGTTTTTTGCTTCTTCAACTAGGTCGTCCATGGTTTTGTTGTAACCATTGATTTCACTGACAATATTCGAAAGGGTGGCATATTCGCCATCCTTCATTTTTGCTTTCATGGCATTTAACAGATTTTCGGCGCCAAGCACACCCCAACTTTGCTGAAGCTCCTGAGATTTGAAGTCAGGAAATACAGTCGTTTCAGTAATCAATTTGGCTACGAATGCATCCTGATCGGTTTCAACAATCCGCTGACCTTTATGGAAGGTTGTTTTGCGACAGCTCTTTCTAATCTCATCACCCGTGGTGGCCGAAATAGATTTGAACTTCATAACCTTATCTTTGCCACCAAGGCTTACTTTGCGTTCAATAACTTCTGCATCCTCAAAACTGTCCATCAAGAAATCTTGTAAATCACTCATATTGTATTCCTCCTATTTTTTAATGAAATTAGTAAAAGCGATAATCAAAGCTCATGAAGCCTCAACCTAAATTATCTGTAGCAATAGCCTTATGGTTTGAGTATAATTTTGGTAAAAGTAATACAGATCGGAGGGATTGATATTGCCTATATTCGGGAGCAGGGATTGGTATGGGAACCTTTGTTGTAATTTCAAGTATGTTCAAGGAATTAGCGACTTTGATGACAATGGCATCTTCGGTGTTAGAATTACACAAGAAGATGCAGAACAAAGGCTTTCTATCGCTTTGCGAATTGGGAAAGGTAAAACTCCCAAATACCTCTTTTACGATCAAATAGTTTCCATCGAAATCAGGAAAAAGCATAAAACAAGAAATCGCGATTTCTTCATCAACTATCATCCGGCTGATAACCCTGAGGACATAAAGGTCCTTTCATTCGAAATTGTCGATGCTTCTCTCCATTGGAGAAAATTCGTAGAGGCACTCAAGAATAAAATTCCTCAACCACCCGAACCCGAACAACTTGATCCCCAGCCTGAGCCAAAAGCTTCTCAATATCTCTAGGAAATCAACTTTAATGAAGGTAAAAATGCCAGGTCTTTTATGATCTGGCATTTTGCTTTACATACCTGGTATATTTCCTTATAGTGAGTCCCCTTGTCTACCTCTTGAGAAATGATATTCTCAATCGCTCGTTCGAGGAACTTGATCGCCTCAATGTATGATAGCGGGAGGTTTTCGCGCCGCCCTGCTTCTATGCCAAGAGTTATATTTACCAACTTGGAATAATTCATATAGAGCTTACCTGCGTTTTTGCTTCCCTGGGATTCGGCAAGCGGAATGAGCTTTGTTAAGATGACATCGGTTTCCTCCCGGCGAACTTGCTTGCCGGTTATACGGGCTTGCTTCCATTCGGCAGACTGTTTCTCTCGAATGAACTCACGCATACGAAAGAATTCTTGAGTGAGTCGCAGTTTGAATCGCACGATCATTTCCTTATTACTTAGAAGCGTCATAAGAAAAGTCGCTTGTTGTTCATTGAGCAAGTACATCCGCCCCGATGAACCTAAGCTATTGGATTTCAAGTAGTCTGAATATTCTAGTTTTCCCAGCAATTTAAACTGGTCTTCATACCTTCTAACCATCCTGACAATTGATTCGTGGGCATTCCCTGTTCCTTCTGCTACGATGATGCTATTCGTCTTTACTTCATTTCCTTTTATGATAACTAATTCGTTCACGGTTCATCATCCTCTCTTTTGGGTATTAAAAAGAGACCTGAGTAAAATCAGGTCTCTAAGAGAGGCTAGAGGTGTGTCTCACGACATGACGTAACCTCAAATAATGCTTTATCCCATCACAGGCCGGCTAAACTGATCAAGCATATCAATATCCTCGAAGGTAAAGGGCATTTCCTCTTCAAGAGGATCATCCGAAGTGATATCGAAAGATGCCGCCGTAATGCTGTCTAAGTTACAGCTCTTAAGCACAACTGTCTGCTTCCCTATGCCCGATGCCGGATCTTCGTTGACGATCTGAAGGTCGAAATAGAAGTCTCGCCCGGTTTTCACATATTCAATCATTAACTGCCTGAACAGGCTCGTAAAGTAATAAATCGTCAGGCTTCCGCTACCTGTCCACCCTGCAGCCTTCTTCCCTACGTTTGTCTTCCCCAAGATTGGGACATCCGCTTTATTCTTTTCGATAGTTGCTTCAATGGATTTGGCATAAAATAATTCTTCCACTCGACCATTGATCGTAGCAAAAGCCTTGGCTTGCCTGCCGCTAACTGCGTCTTCCGGTTTTAAAAAGGCCATGTTATCTCACCTGCACTTTCTATCTAATTCTCACACGAATGTACAGCTTTTCGACCGAGTCCACAGGCTGGATATTAGTCTCAATATAAACTGCGTCGACTTCATTCCCTGCTTGTACTGTGACATCAGACTGAGAATCAAAGTTCTGGATAGCATCAATGCCCTGAAGCGTGTTCATGTAGTTAATGCACTCCGATTTCAACAGGTTCCGTCCATCCGCGTTGTTAGAAACTTTGCCGATATAGAACTCAGAGAAAATCCGGACGAAATCATTATTGACACCATCCAGGACGCGGATTACACGGTTCTTAGCAAACTGCTTCCCCTTATCCACCGTGAAGGAAGTCAGGGTGTTAATGTCTTGTTCCACCAAGGCGCGGTTATCATTGGCTGTAAACAAGAACTCCCCAGCCTGCAGGGCCGCGATGATCTGTGCATTGGTGTAACGTGGAGAAACATCCACAGCACCTTCATAGCCTTGGTAGGTGAGCGATTCATTGACCTGGGCCCCCGCTGTTGCGCCGGCCACCCATGCGGTTGCTTGAGCCGCCGTTAAGGTTGTGCCGTCGGAGAGTACTACACCATTTTTAACGCTAATCACGCCCTCATAATCAGCCGCTGGATAGTTCTCCATGACAACTTGAACCTTCTTTCCTTCGTCGTCCCGGAGCCGTTTGGCAAAGGCCGTGAAGGTTGCTTTAAGCGCATCATCTGTACTGGGTAGGGCTATTGTATTGAAGTCGAAGATTTCTACTGCCGCCAGATAATCAATGTAGGCTTGATTTGATACTGTACCATCTGCTCCTCCAATTAGTGGAGCACCCGCTGTTTCCGTTATGGTTCCGGTACCAGAAAATACTACCCAATCATTTGCGGTTAGGCCGGCGATAGTAGACACAGTCTGTTTGTCTATCTCGACCCCGTCTACAAGGGTGGATACATCAAACTTTGTCTCATCATCGATATTCTCTTGGATGACCACTGAAATATCATTTCCACGAACCCCACCCCACTTCGCTGTAGCCGTCAGATTGCCCACGGTCACTGCCGCCTTGGTGCCGACGTTCAGCCGGTAGAGAAGCACCGTCCTAGCCCGTTTCAAGGCTTCTCTTAGCAGGAGTAATGTAGGGTCCATAATGGAGTAACCAAGCTTCGTAAACACGTCCTCGCCGGCTTCGATGGTGAGGACTTTATTAGATTCACCCCAGCTCATAGCCAGGGGGATGGACGCTATTCCACGTTCCCCTAGGGTTCCAATGGCCTGGGGCTCGGATTTAAAATTGATATATACGCCTGGACGCACTTTGTTTTGGGCTGTAAATGTGCCTGCCGCCATTATTTAGCCTCCTTCTTTAGAAAATCACTATGAATCTTTTTAACCTCATCTTTGGTATAACTGACACCATCCTGCAGCAGTGCATCTAACACATCCCGTTGTCGTGCATTGTACCGCCTCGATTGCAGGATTTGAGCCTTCGTATATCTTTTTTCAGCCGGTTCAGCTTTCTTAGCCACGAATAAATCCCTCCGGTTCCATGGTTTGCATGGGTGGATCGGGGACAGCTTCCCTGAGCACATGGAAATTATAGTCCACAAAAAAATGCAGCACCCCATCCACGATTTCATGCCGCATCTTCACCCCGCGTATCAGTCCGCCCGTCACAGGGACCATCTCCATCTTGTCATATAAAGCTTCTGCCATATCATGCATATCTTCATTCTGTCGCTGCTCCTCACCCTCTCCGGCCTCCGTAGGAAAGTAGTGAATATCAAAGGAGTGGTTCCGTTTGTATCGCCTGCCAAGGAGTTGCTCCTGGGACACCGGGAAGAGCTTCACAAAAAAACAAGGCTCCTCAAAGCCCTGCCTTATCTCTTCTCCGTATATGTCAATGCCGGGGAAGTAAAGATGCAAGGCGGCGATAACACTATCCCGGACAAGGTTAAATGTAATAGCGCCCATCGAATCACCCCTTCTTTGGTGGCCGGCCATTCATAATCTGTTCCAACAATTCCATTTGCCTTTTAGCCAGGTATTTGGGCATCTCTCGTTCCATTTCCTGCATGGAGATGGTCACCATAAAACGGCCTTGGACCCAGCCATTTTTCTTTCCTACCATCATGCCAGTGGATCCGTACTTTTCACGGTAGGCGGCCCGTGCCTCTTTGGAAAGCTTAATAGCCCCTTTGTCATACACAAAACGATTGCCTTCCCAATGCCCAGGGACCCAATGCGCCCTAAAACCGTACTCAACGTAGGAGGCAAACTCAACAGGGTTAAATATCTCCACAACATAGGCATCACCCATGCGGATGACCTTGCCGACCTCCCATTTTCGACGGAGGTCTCCAGAGTTCACAGGTGTCCGCTTCTTGATCTTCCGCAGCGCTCGCATCGCCATCTCTGCAAGAAATTCCTGCATAAAGCGATCGATAACACGCTCATCCAAGGCTTTTTGAAAGGTTTTAGCCAGCTTTTCTATTTCGTCGAACTTAAAGCTGCCCCACTTTGCCATGTCATGCCTTCCCTTTACGCTGCATGCTGACTTCTTGATGTGATCCGTACACAAAGGGCTCCCCTGCAATGAATTTCAGCATCCTGCCGTAGCGGGTAACCTCTATGGTATCACCCTGCCGAATCTCCATCTCTGGAGCGATAAATAGCTTTGTTTCGTAAGCTATGTTGTTTGCTGTTTCTGTCTGTCCGTTGCTGGCCAGCGCCTTTTGAGATAACTTACAAGACTGGTCAGTATAAACCGCCTGCAACTCTTTTCTCTTTTCTCCTGAGGGCTTAACAACGTCAACCATCCGGCTTATCGTGCACTTATCCTCATACAGCCTTTCAACAGCTCTGCGGTGTCGCTTGTAGTTGATCATGCTACCACCTCAGCTTCCGGTGATGGTTCAGATCAATACGGTAATCCAAAACCACCTTATCTATTACAGATTTGGATGTGTTGGAAATATCTCCACCACCACCTCTTGCCGGTGAGACTTGCGTATCTCCTACTTTTACTGACTCAGCCCCTCCCACCGTATCGGAGATTTCCGCAATGTGCGGCAAATCAATCCGGATTGCGTCAATAGTCATTGATGCCCAGGTGAACTTTAAGCCGTCAGGAACCGTTCTGATGTGACAATAGTGGAGGATTCGCTTTCCTATCTCCTCAATATATAAGGAAATAAGAGGTTTCATGGAATCATCTTTCAGGTCTAAGCGAACCTTTATGATAGACCAAATATCTTCAACGGTAATCATATCAATCCACCGGCTGTGCTACTTTGGCCGCAACAATAGATTCGGCTTCTTTTGCAGAAACCTGAACTTCTTGGCCTTTTCGATAGCGTTGTCCACGATACTTTACATTCATCAGCCACTGAATGGTTTGGAGACGCTCTTCTTGTTCAGCCTGTTTAGCCTTCTCCTTCTGTTTTTCAGCCATATTGTTCACCCTTTCTAAAAGAGATAGGAGGATAAAAACTCTCCTCCTAGAATTAATTCACCTTTGCGATAAAGATGGTGTCGATAGTCTCAAAGCTAGGCAGCACGATTTCACTAACAATCGTTTCCACGTTTACCGGGTGAGGTTCTTTAATCGTCGTGATCGCTACACCGGTATTCACAATAGACACCTCGGCGTTGGAAATCCCAGCCATTAGGTCAGATTCCTCGGGAGTAGTGCCATAATAGGTGCTTCCCAGATTTCCGTCAGGTATCAGGGTAAAGTAATCGTCCGGGTAGAATAAATGAGTGGATCTATCCTGCAAGGCGTACTTCTTATTGTACACCGCAACATTGAGACCTAATTTTGCTTGCAGATATTGCTTCATCATAGCGTCGGTCATGATGATGTTCTGTCCACCCAAGGGATTCATGTCGAGGCGAATCGGTTTGTTCTGCAGAATATAGTTCCATGTTTTGCGGGTACACATTCCGTTGGTTGGCCTAACTCCAGTGTCATCCTCAACCTTATCTTGCCATGTCTTGATATCGCCCATGATGTCAGCGTCAGGGTTGCTCCATTTGTCATCTGAAGCAGTTAGTGTTTCCTTGTGTTCGGATGACATCTTGTAGTCATAATCAAGATCCTGTCGATTGGCCGTAATGCGGATTTTCCCGGAAGAAAGCAGTTGCATAATCATGCGCTCTGGTACGACCTGGGCGCCATTGACCAAAGTTACTACGTCATCGTAGATTTCATTGATAAGAGGCATAATCAGCGCCTCATTCTGAGATGCGGCCACCTTATTCAGCTCTTGCCGTTCTTTTTCACCAATCCGCATGGACTCGCGGAAAAACGGCATTTCAGTGTCAATCTTTTGGAACCCAATGCGATCCCGCAGGGTTGCCTTAGTGTCAAATGCCGAAGGCTGCAGGGACACAGGAAGACCACGTGACCCTTTAATCCAGCTTAAATCCAATCCTAGTTGTTTCTTCGCAGGGAAAAGTGTTGCCCCTAGATAAGGGATGTTATTAGAAGGATTAGCCAGGTAGTAAGTGGAGATATTTTTAGCATTAACTAAATCAAAAATAGTTGGCATGTTATTCATCATCCTTTCTTAGTTGCCCTTAGGCGATAAAGGTTACTTGCTTAAGTGCCGCAACCTCTTCAGTGGTCGGGGCTGTTGGCAAAGCAGACAACTTGATGAAACCATGGATCACCATTGCTCCCTGAGCCGGCCCGTAGGTTACATCCACATCATCGAGCAGGACTCCCTCAGCATTGGAAGCACTCTCCACAGTGACAGCCTTTTTAGCCAACTTGGTTTCATCAGAAAGAATTCCATTTCCCACAATGGTTCCAGCAGGGACAATCTTCCTTCCATCGACAGCAGTTACCCCCGTATCGTCCACGGTTACGGCTAACGCTACATAATGATCCGGGAATTTCAATATCTCTTTTTTTGCCCCATAACTGGTTACTACAAACTTACTCATAATTATTTATCCTCCGTTTCTTACTCAAAATAGGATTGTCGGGCTTTCTCCATCCCTTCATTACTCTTAGCGAAATCAGCTAGGCGCTTACCAAAGGCCCCTTCCTTGTCCCCTTCACCGCCTTTGCCCTTGTCATCGCTGCCTTCTGCCGGCTTGAAGCCTTTGAACTGGAACCCGCCGTCATCCTTCTTTTCCTCTGCAAATAAAAAAGCCTTTGATTCTTTCAAAGACTTTAGTTGCTCATCTAGGCCAGATTTAACGGTGCCGTCCTCGTTTAATTCGATTCTTGCTTTATCCAGGAGATTCGCGACGATATCAGGGTCATGGGCCTTGCCGGTCAAGGCTAATTTGATCGCGTTTGCCAAGGAAAGAGCTTTCATATCGGCATCGTATTTTTCCTTGGCCGCTTTGTTTTCGCCTTGGAGCTTTTCAATCTCTGCTTTTAGTCCTTCCGCATCTACCTTCTTCAGGTCATCAATCTGCTTGTCACGAGTGGCAATGTCTTTTTCAAGCTGTTTTTTCGCCTCGGCTAAGGTGTTGTAAGTGTCCTTGGGCACTGCATACTTGGGAAACTCCGTGTTCATCGCGGTCATAAGTGCCTCAGTATCCAGTTTCCCGTCTTTTGTATGAGCCTCAATAAGTTTTTTTAACCATTCCATTATCTAAAACCTCCAATAGCTTTTTATACTGGTCGCTCCCAGTTAGGAGTTACGTTCAGTTATGCCCCAAACCCTTAAAGAGGGCAAGCGAACAGTTTAACGCCATATTTAGGGCATAAGAAAAAGCACCCTTACGAGTGCTTTACATACATGATTCTGTTTTTCTCTTTGCAATAAGGACATTCCGTGTCAATCATCAAAGTATTTTCTTCTGTGTAAACATAATCTACGACATTATCCAGGACTTTTTGTTCGGACTGGCCAGAATGATATATCCTCATTCTTCCTTGGCCTTCCGCATAAGGAGCAACTGCCTCTTTTCGGAAGATGCGCCAATCATACGGTTTCCCACAAGCAAAACATTTGTGTTCGGCTGCTAAGTCAATGGCGATTCACCACACTTTCTTGGATAGACAAAAGCACTCTAGCCTTTTTGCTTGAGTGCTTACTTAGAGCAATCTTATAGCCTGATCATAAACCTCTTTAACCTTTTCTCGCACTTCCTCTTCGCTCAAATAATATCCAGGCATGGCTTTTCGCTCCGCCTCATTTGGTTCGAAGTTGGCGCATGTCTCCGGCATTTCCTCATTCAGAAGATCAGATAGCGGCTTATTCTCCTTTTCTAGTTCAGGAGTTACATATGCAAGCCGCGCAGGGAATTCAAATGAGAATTCTTCCGGGGCAACTTTTCTATCCAGGAAATCTTTCATCATGCCAGCCAGTTCATCGGATAACAATTCTATACCTCCTTCCAATTTGCTTTTGCTTTACTTCTCGTAACAATGGATAGAATCTCATTAGTGTCGTTTGCCTGAATAATGGCAATGCCATTTTCAAACCGAACAAGATGCCCGTCTTCTTGAATAAAGTTAGGCGGTTTTTTCATCATACCCATAATATCTTCTCTGGTAAATTGAACCTTTCCCTTGCTCTGTTTTTGTCCTACCGTCCGATTCAAGGCGTGGATTCTAAGTTCATGCCCATCTTGTCTGAAATATCGATAGGTGCCTTTAAGTTTAACCTTATACTCATCAGAATATGGTCCGTTCTTAATCTTTTCAAAGGTATCAAACTGCCTATTCATAGCAGCCCATTTCTCAGTTTCAGTATACTTCAATTCCTGGAAGTCATCAAAGGTTTTCGGCGCATCTTTGCCCAAAAGTTCCTTATAGCGTGTGTACTGTTTCTGGTCTGATCGCAGATTGACCTCCTGCTTTTTCATAAGCTCTGCCTGTTCTTTGCCGTACTTCTCCACAACATGCTTATCGTACCATTCTGGATAAGCCATATCCCCCGGCACGTTGTAGGTCTTTTTAGTCTTCGGGTCCCTGGCTATTCTCTCCCCAACGTCTTCCTCGTCATCAAAATAAGGAACTGTCGTGGTCCGGCAATGAACATGAAATGGAGGGGCATTGATGCCGACTTCTTGCTCAGACACCTTAAACACTTTGCCGTCCATCGCCTGGCATATATCACTCGTTCGGCTATCGAGTGTGGCCAAAATCTCAAATTTGCTTACAACACCGCTTTCTTCATAACTCTTGAAAGTTGCCTGTTCCACGAAGAAGGCTGTTTCTGTCTGGATAAGCCGGTATGCATTAGAGTAGGACACATCCATGCGCTTAACCAAGTCTTGGGTGGTTTTATCAAGGCTATCACCACGGATGAAAGACTGCGACAACTTCGTATATATTTCTTGCTTCAGCCTCGTTCGGTCATCCCAAACCCGCTGTGACCAATTGCGCCCGTCCAACTTTGTGCCAAGGATGGTTTCTAATCCTCGCTCATCCACCTTGGCGAAGCTTACTCCGATGCCTGTGCCTTTTTGAAGCTCGAACAGTGTCCGGTAGTAGGTATCTGTGTAAGCATCATCCAGAAGAGTTCTAACACCCTGCTGCTTGCTTCCAGCCAACATTTCGACCTGATGATTGATTTGCATTTGCAGAGCCTCCAGACGGCTCACACGCGTGCGAAAATAGGCATTATCAAGCTGTTGTGTCCATTTGCCATCGGCGTTATTTTTTGCCCTCTCGGTGAACTCCTCTAATGTCCAGTGAAATTCTTTTAACTCTTTAGAATTAAGCAACCTACGGGCCTCTGCCATGTCCACGATGCCGTTGTTATCGGCAAATCGTTGATAAAAGACTTCCATATCTTTTTGGATGGAGAGGATTGCTCGGTTATACTCTTTGCGGAGGGCTGCCGAATACTCATCGGCCTTATCGAATTGCCGCTTGGCGATCTGTGTGGACCGCTTGCCCCAATACTCTGCCGTCTTCATCCAGTATCACTCATTTCACCTAAGCAAATAACAAGGCTTTCTGTGGACTCATTATTAAAATGGTACTGCTTTTCCGCATCCCTTCTAACCTTAGTCGCTTCATCTAAGCCTTCAAAGAATCCTAGGCCAAATCGAACCCCTTTAATTGATATAAACGCCTCATATTTTCCAAGGTTCTTATCCCATCGCACACCCCTCACACCCGTTTTGTTATCTTTCCTGATCCTTTGGTTGATGTTTTGCGTTAATCGAGTGGCCCACCTACAATTGGACGGCTCATAACCTTTATCATTATCTATTCTGTCGATACTTAATTCATCTGAATATCCATTAGCTATTGCCCATTTATAAAAGCTCATGAAGTCATTACGCCACTCATTACAGAGCTCTATTCCCCTTGCTCCATAGTCCTTATAAGATTTGTTCCTTGGGTTATAGCATCGCTTCTTCATGTCTCGCCAAATAGAGTTTAATCTGTCATCAGTGTGCCCATGGATGTAGTTTTTTGCAGCCACATACTCTTTTCTGAGACAGCCACAGCTATTTGTTCTTCCACTGCCCAGATCTCCTGCTGCAATAATTTTTCTATTACCGCAATCGCATTCACAGAGCCACATTGTTTTTGTTCCCCTGTTTTCAGCTCTTTCGATTGCTGTCAACCTTCCAAATTTTTGCCCAGATAAATTAATAAATCTCCCCATCGCCGCCCTCCGTGCCTCTACCACCCAAACCTAAATAATCTTGCCCAGTGTCTTCTTTATCCTTTTTAATGCGCTCCAGTTCCTCCCGGATATCGATCACATATGGATGGTTGGAAACCAGTGTCTCATCGGAAATAATCCCGACGCTATTCTTGATGTCTGTAATGACATCCGATTCAGAAATGATGATGTCCCTATTAAAGATGAAATCCACCGATTCTTCCGAATAATCAGCTCCGGTGGTATTAGTGATATGCACGTCGATAAACCAGCGTAATTGTTCTAGACTGGCTTGAAATTCCGTTTCAATAATATTCGCGTCCATATCTAAATCAGCGTACATAAATTTAAGCGCAACCCCGGAAGGACTATTGCCAATCTTATCAGGCTCAAACAGTACTCCGCGACCAAACTCAAAAATATCTTTACGGTTATTCTCCATATGGGTTTTATAAGCTTCGGTATCGATCACCAGGTTGATTGTGTCAACGTCTCCATCATCACCGACGAATACCACCCGATACGTGGCTATGTTCTTTCTAAATTCGTCGCCTTTAGTCCCTTCGAAGTTTTTAACTTTATAAATGCTGTTTGGCAGATCCTCCAGGTTGTTGGCATTCTCACTCTTCCTGGCGTCATAGTCATCGATCAGTGATTTGATAAACTCCAGCAGCCCTTGCTCTTCTTCGTTGTACTTAAAGGCGATGAAAGGGACGTGTTCCCAGTTGACGCCGGTTTCTGTTGCAGCTTCACCCTCTCCGGGATTGATAACTTTAAAGTGGGATTCTTCGTCACCCGCTTCAACATCTGGCACCAGCCCATATTGCCCACCGGCTTGTAAGACATACCGCTTTACCCCGTTGGTATCCCACCACTCAACTTTGGTCACGGTTACTCGGCGAGTGCCCTCGTAGGTTTCCACCTCATATGTCCTGATTACCGCCTGGAGGTCTGTGTGAGCTGCATCTCTCCATAAAGGAATAATTTGCTCAGATGGTATCCGCATAAAGCATAATTGCCCAGCGTCATTGTAATAGACATGCAACCAAGCGATACCCTTTTTAACGGCTTCTTTCCCTATACTTTGAAACATACGGAGATTGCCTTTTCCAAAGTAGGATGACAAGAGCTTCTGGTACTCTGCCTTATTCGTCTGTATGCTCATGGGCTTGGACAGCAGATAGCCGACCTTCTGGTCTACTAGCTTCCTGAAAAAGCCGTTAACCAATCGATTGTCGGCCAGATTGCCGATAGGCTCCTTGGCTCCGCTTTCCCCAATGACCGTTCGCACTTTGGACAGAATGTCGGTCTTATTCCGGTAGTAGTCCTCTGCCTTAAGCATAGCCTGCCGGCATTTAGACGTTTTCCACTCGCTAATTTCCAGGGAGATAATCTGCTCAAGGCTCATCGCGGTCTTGGATCCTGCTTTGATAATGGTTGCTATGCGTTCGTTCTCTGTGATAGGCATTGTTTCACCTCTTTTCTCTAGTCAAAATAAACCCCTGACCTGCTGAACAATATCGTATTAACAAAATACCTGTCCGCATCCATACAGTGGTCATTCTGCTTAACCGGCTTATCTTCTCCACGGTCAGCCGCCTTTTCGTCCCAGATGTAGGAGAAGAACTCCCGGAATGTGTTGATGCAGCAGTCGTTATATAAAATCAGCCCATCACTAAGGGCTGTGGCCATATTCCTGATACCTTCCAGCACATCATTCTTGGCCTTTTTAACGCGAAACTTACCATGCTTCTTAATCGTGGCAATAAAAGAAGCAGCGCTCGGGTCGATGATCACTGCTTTGATTTTGATATCTCCTATAAACTTCTCAAGCTCCTGATAGAACTCTTCGTCAGTCTTCTGCCTCTCCTGGTCACGGCCTGAGTAATAATACTCTTTGATCTTGTACCATTTACCAGAGCTTTTTCCCCATAGTCCGAAGGTTGTTGGGTTCTGGGTGCCATAGTCACCTGAGACATAAAACTCAGTGTACTTACGATCCGCGACAGGAACCTTATGTCGCACCTCATCAAACATGTCATAGATTACGCCTTCGGCCATGACCCAAAGGCCAAGGATATAACGCTTAAAGAATACTCCGGAATACATCCTCCGGTATCTTTCTTTCACCGTTTCCGACAGACTCAAATTGTCGTCCATAGTGAAATGCAGATAGATTAAATTCTTTTCACGCTTCTTGTCAATCCATTCAGTCTTAAACCAGTGATAAGGCCCTTGCGGGTTGCAGTTGAACCAAAACTTTGAGCCTTCAACTGAGCAACGTCCGGTGCCTTGCTTAACAAAGGATTCTGGCATCAAGGCTACCTCGTCAAACAAGATGCCGGCCAGCGTAATCCCTTGGATCAGGTCCTGGCTTCGCTCGTCCTTGCCCCCGAAAATGTAGAAATGATTGACTTTGTCTCTCCAGTAAACAATAAGCAGGTTATCCGATCGCTTATCCTCGACCTGATAACCCCTGCACCGCAACATTATTTTGAGCCAGAAGACAACGTTTCTCCTAAATGAACCAATGGTTTTACCGCACATCCCGAAGTTCTGATCATCGAACCGATGCATAGCCCACATGATGAAAGACATAGCCATACTGATGGTTTTCCCGGAACGAATAGCCCCGTCTGCTATGATTCCGTCTTTATCTTTAACCGGGGAATCATCACACCACCAGGTCAGTATCTTTTTCTGCTTTAAGCTAAAGGGGTGGAACTTAAATACTGCCTGCTTGACTTTCTTCTTAATCTTCCCCAGCATCGCTCCACACCTCCCCGGCAACGGCGTTCAATGCATCAATAAATCCGTCATCGGCAGGTTCATCCTGTTCAAGGTCCCCGGCTTTACGTTGTTCGAGTCTGAATTTCTCTTCTTCCAGCTTGAGCTTCTCTTCCTCCATCCGACGCTTATGATTATCTGGGAGAAGGTCGAGGTATTTTTCCAGCTTCTCCAGGGCTTTCATTTTGTCATGGAGCTTAATTGATGTGCCGTTTCTACCCATCTTTACTTCCGAGATAAGGGAGCTATCGAGTTCTGCGCTTTCATTGAGGTCAATATAGTTGACGATTTCAGTTATGGGTTTTTTGTTCTTGCCTTTTCCCTCATACAACGGTCCGAATGGTCCCATAACCGGAACTTCACGCTGACCGAAGGTGACGTATTCTCCGATGTCAGCAAAGGCGATCTTCAGGTATTCGAGAAGGACTCTCTGCGAGGTAATGCCTAGATTATCGGTTACGATTGCCGTCTGACGCTGTATCTCAGCCTGAATTTCAGGTTTCCTAAGGTTTTCCCACCCTATGGCATGAGCGCTCTTCTTGCTATACCCAACTGCCATTGCCGCCCGGGTCGCGTTGAAGTCGGTCAAATATTCAGCAACAAAAAGAACCTGCTTTTCAGTCAGGTTCGAAAGTTCAGTATTACTTTTTGCTTCTATGCTGTTGGCATTCTTATTCCCAGATTCGTCTTGCTTACGCTTTGTAGTACTACGTTCAGTCTTTGAAGTACTACAACCAATTCTTTCTTTCCACTTATCGCGAAGCTTCCATACGCTGATGGTCTTTTCCGGAATATCTAAAAGCTTGGCGATTTCCCGATTCGCTATATCTCCTTGATGCTGCTGATAAATCTCAAAGGCTTTGTCTCTGTCTGGGCTGCGCTCTCTCGCCACATCACCTCACCTGCCGTCGTTTGTTTTGTTGTATAAGAAAAAGAGCCCGGAGGCTCTGCGCTTATATTATAATCAAATCACTTCCCATTGTGATTCTATTAAATCTATTCCAAGAGCAGTAACTTTGCAACTAAATTGTGCCCCGGCAGATTGTTTAATTGTAATAAGACCTTTCTCAGCAAGGTATTCGTAAGCAAGCTGTTTTTCTATTTCCTTTGCTAAATCTCGTTTATCTAACTGTTTTTGTGTCCCATTGCTCTTAAAATGATGGTTATAAAGCTCTTTGAGCAATTTTAATCTAAATGTTTTTCTTTCTTCAATATTCATTTATACTCCTCCTTCTTTTTTGTTTTCTTCTACAAAAAGGAAGGATATTCCTTGGATTTTTTTTCGTCAAATACCGACGATATCAGACATCAAACCACACTCCCCTATTCTCCCGCATCATCTTCTCAGCCCACCCATGCTCCCTCTGCTCCTCATATAACAGCTCCGCCTCATCCCTACACTTTTTGCCAGCCCATCGGTGGCAGTTGATACAATTCACCTTTGCCGCCTCATCTATTGGCTTATATAACCTACATCTGCACAACTGTTTCACCGCCTTGCATATTACCATATTGTGGCAATTCCTACTGACTAATCATAAACTGTAGTATCTTTGGATAAAGGAGGAATTCAAATGTTTTTTGGTGGAGCTGAAAGCGGAACTGGACGCTTAGGGGCAGGAATTGCAATCGTAGTTGTAATCATTCTTCTGCTCATTGCTATGGGTATCGTATTCTAAGCCAAATAAAAAAATATGGAGGTAATATCATGTACGGAATGGGTTACGGCGGATTTGGCGGATTTGGCGGAGCATGTTGCCCTCAACCTGTCGCTCCAGTTTGCGGCGGCGGATTCGGCAGGGGATTCGTTGGCGCAGGAATTATCGCTATTGCAATCTTGATTCTTATTGCTTTAGGCGTAATTTTCTAAATCTATAACAACAAAAGGCCAGGCGAATTGCCCTGGCCTTTTGTTGTTATAGGCGGCTAGTATATATTTAACCTAGCCGCTTTAAATAAAAGAGGGAACTGTAATACGTTTAGGTTTCTGGTTGCTAAGCGGACCTGATATAATCTATGCATTTCACGAGGACAAAGTGACATTTCCCATGAAGAAAGGCAATAGAAAAGGGCCCCGCGTCTAGCAGAACGCTGAGCCCCAAAGAGGAGGAGAAATATAAACGGACCCGGCATCGAGTTCCCATCTCTATGGGCACCTGCCGTGCAGTCCGCTTCTCAAATATTTCACACTATCATGTTATCACGGATATAGGGTCTAATACTGCCAAAATACTGCCACTTTATTTATAGTACCCTCATCCTCAAAGCAAACCGCCTGATTAGATCTCTTTTATGCCGATAATATGTTCTTTCGGTGAAACGAAGTTCACGTATAATCCCAAAATCAGTATAGTAACCCTTGAAGTACTTCATTTCAATTAACTGCTTATCCTGCTCTGACAATTCCTCTAAAACATCTTCGATACACATGATGACATCTTTAGCCCTGGCCACCCTACTCTCATTAGCCATGATTTTCACCACTTCGCTATGCACTGAATCACTGGTCAGGTTTTCCGGAAACCTCCCCGTAGGGTCCTTAGCTAATCCTGACTTAGCTCCCGTGTACAATAGCTCTTTATCGTAATCTGCAACAATCTTTTTGTAAGTCGGATAATTCCTAAGTTCTGCTTCGACATATTGGTATATATGCTTTTCAATTCTTTCTTCCATTGATGTCACTCCTTCTCAGTCCCTGCCCACTCCCAGCATTCCTTTCACCAGGCCGCGGGAAAACATACTTTTTTACGCTTTCCAACTTTCCGCAACAGGAACATAAACCTGCTGGAGCCATTTCTTGTCCTTCCTTAAACTCATAAACCTCAAGGTAGTGGGGAAAATGTCGCTCATGGCATTTTTCACACAGGGTTCTTATTTTTCGTTTATTGCTTATCCACATCTGCCTGAATCACCTCACCCCCAATGACCATGCCGCTTCATGATAGCCACTACTTCCGGGGCATAGGGTTCATCTGTATTGATCACGAGGTAATTGTTGTCTACCTTGCGCTTATCATGAATTCTACCCAATGCAAGTCTTGCAGTTATGCAGTCTAACACCATTTGATCATTTTTGGTTAGATATTCTTTGACATCATCGCATTTCAACACAATGAACTTATTGGCCATGCCGACCAGGAAACCCTCGGCAGGAAAATCTGTTTTCTCCATTTTCCCTGCCGCCAAATACCCCTTGTCCCTTAGCTTATTCTCATGAGCTTGCTCCCAAAGTAACGGATTATAGCCAATTTTTTCACACAGAGTAAAAATCATCGTCACTGCACTTTGGGCCACATCAAAGGCCTCGTCTATCATCCTGGACTCCAGGGTCTCCCATGCCTCAAGCTCCGGCTGCAGATTCATCTTTTCCCCGCTGCTTCCCTGGCCTTTGCCGATGAGCTGCAGCAGTTCACCCAGCTCCTCAATCAATTTCATGGTGCAAGATTCCACTGTAGGGGTAAGGCCGTTTAATTTATGGAATTGGAGAGTGTTTTTCTCTATAGATGTTGTCATAGGGCAATCTCCTCTCTCTTGTTTATCACTTTCACTCGATGCCCGGTTCCCACAGGATAGACATAAAGATAATCAGTTTTACAAATCGCCTTGACCAGTGTATTTCTATTTACCCAGTCGATAACAGCTTGCCGACTTAAAGCCATTTCACGATAAAAGGATGAAAAAGGAACATCTTCTTGCTCTCCAAATCGTTCGATAATTTCGGCCTTGTTTACCATCAACATCAAGGCACAATTAAGGACCATGCCTGATTCACGTTCTCTTTCTAATGCTTGAGAAATATGATTTTGCTGTTGATTATTTTTCTTAACCTCTTCCGTTAATAACTCCATCTTTTCCGCAATCTGCTGCAGAAAATAAACCTTAGCTCTGGTTTCTGTCCAATCTTCATTCTCCTTTGGTACGACATTAAGCTTGATCAAGGTGTTACACCTCCCTTTAATCCATCTCTGTAATTTTCACTTCGAGAAGACCTCCTAAGAACCTAAACCCTTCTTCAGAAAGGTAATAAAGCTGTGGGTTTTCTCCACTACCATTCTTAAAAGACTGTTTTCTTGCTAATCCCTTTGAAACTAAATCGTCCCAGCCTCTATTATCGTCGGAAGCTATATAGCGATTTCGATAGGCTTTATATTTTCCTCGTTTAACTCTTTGGATAGCGAATCCGATACAGTGTTTCATATCATCTATTTGCGTTGCAGTTACATTTAAAACGTCATTCATCACCACTCATACCCCCCTCAACTTCTCGATCACACCCTCCCGGAGCTTCGTCCGGTTCAGCCCATCCCAATGGTCATCCAAAGCCCGGCCAACCTGGACCAACCAAAAGGCATCACATTCATCATTGCAGACAAATTCGAGTCCGAATTCTTTGTACGCTTGGAGAATCATGGCGGGTTTATCGCAGTTCCCTTTTCCTGTAGCAAATTTTTTTAAAGTGGAAGGATTAACGAGAAAAAACTTACCCCATAAATTCATCCTGTAAATTGTGCTTTTAATTACCCCAACCAGCTCTGCTCGTTCAATCGTATAACTACCTTTAGAACCGGCTGGAAGCTCTTCCATAATGATCTTTATTGGGAAACCAGAAAGATAATTGACTACCTCATCATGAATATCAACTATTCGCTCAAACCCTGTTTTTTTACTTTTATAATTACTGGAACTGATATATGGCGAAATTCCCCCCGCCACACAGAAACCCGGCGATGTCAATGAAGCATCTATCCCAAGATAATAACTCACCCTAAATCACTTCTTTCTTTCTCTTTTCTCCATACAGCGCCATCCATTTCCGCTGATGTTGCTTTTTCCTAGCGACCTTGCATAGGTCACATATATCCTGCTTATTTCGCTTATAAAACTCAGCCCCACAACGCCGGCAATATTGGGGTTTTATTCTGATAAAGCTTTCGCAAAAATCACATGTAGACTTTCCAGCCAAACAGCGATCATCCCAGTTTTCGCAAAGTCCCCTCTGCCAGTACTCACTGCCCTCGTAATGTTTGCAGATCTGCTCCCTAAGAATGACTGCAATTTTAGTCAATCCGGACTTAACCTGCGCTCTTTCCTCTGAAGTCAGGCAATTATGAAGGGTGATCTTCCTGTCCGGCCTGTTATCCCCCCATTTTCCTTTGCCGATGATTGAAGCCACCTTATCCAGATTTTCGGAAAGATACATGGTGTAAACCTTGCCCCTGATGGCCTTTGCTGATTTTCCAAGTCGATCAGACATATCCTCATAGCTCAATCTTTGCTTGATCATTTCACCCAGCTGGATGTACTCATCTTCAGTCCATTTGATCTGATTGTCAGCCTTTATAGGCCGTTCTTTTAGAGCAAGATCATTGATTCGGCGTTGGATAGCTCCTTCAGAACGCTGAAGCTTTGTGGATAATTCTTTGTAGTTATACTTAAATTGCTTCAGGAGGTCATGGAGATGCTTATCCTCACCCTTGGTCCAGGGCGTAGTTTTTATTTTGACACAGGACTGAAAATCTGTTCTCCGCTGTGTCAGTACCCACGGAGGCTCTTCACCTAAAATGCCGATTTCAACTTTTGACCAATTGATCATAGATCGGTTCTTTTCGGCCCATTTCCAAAAGTCTTTAAGATAGACTACTTTAAACTTGTTTTTAAGGACTTTTTTATATTTGATAGGAAAGCCCCTGTTTTTAACCCAGGATGTCATAAGGTATCCAGATCCACCAGTAATCCCAAGTGCCTTTAGCAGCTGATTAAATGTCACGTATTCGCCGCTATCCAGAAACGCGCCCAAGCCCAATCTATCTTTCTTGATTTTTATGGCCTCAATGCTCCTGTTTAAGCGGGCAGCGATTGTTTCAACAGATACAGCTCCCCAGTTATCCTGAAGGTAATCCAGTTCTTCCTTGGTCCAATTTCTCTGCTTTCCCATAGCTCACCTAAACAGCCTCCCTTGTTCTTCTTTTATTGGCGCCGGCATCGCGCCCGTCCTATTATCTTGCTCCGTCCCCTGCCTTACCTGTTCAAACAACCCATCGGGCAGCTGTTCTTCCGTGACCTTGCCGGCACGGGTCAACTTCAAAATCGATACAAGCTTATCCCTCATCGGGTCAAGATACTTTTGCTTAATCTCATCCCATTCTTGCTCTGCCCATTCCCCCGGTAGTAGCCGGAAGCTATTTTTGGTTAACGTCAATCCACCGCCGCCGCACCTTATTCCATGCAAGATATAATAAAGCGGCTTCGTGAAATGCCAGGCATTCCATAGGATATCTTCCCAGTACTGGTGATCGACGGACATATCTTTTCTAGGGTCTATGGAACCATAGATCCTTTTTGCCTCTTCAAAGTCATCTTCCGGGGAAGTGAATGAAATCGAAGCTATCTTGGATGACTGTCCTTCGGATTCAATCATTTCCATATATTTACTCACACAGCACTTCCCCTTTCTAGGTGGACAGGGTGGACAGCAGGTGGACAGGTGGTAATTTTTAGGTGTCCACCTCACAAACCCTTGCGGCGTAACGCTTCGGCGATGGTAGTGGACAGGTGGACAGCAGTTTGGCGATTTTTAGTAATATCAATTTTTCCACACCCATAAACTTTGTCACGGTACTCAAGGCCAAATTTGCTGAGAGTTGGGTTTTAGCTGTCCACCTGTCCACCTCTGCCCTGAAATCCTTGGTATCACAGGGTTTGAGTAGTGGACACCTAATTTTTTCCTGCTGTCCACCCCCTGTCCACCCTGTCCACATTGCAACACCTTTCACAACTCTATACTCTTTTTTGGACTGACCCAAGCTTAATATTCTTCATCCCCTGAGTCATGGTTGTGCCCCAGTTCATCTAACGAGTCCGCGATTTCCTGAATAATTTCATTGGCCTGAGACAAGTCAATAACAGCAGCTCGTCTTCGGACTTTGCCGATAAAGCATCGGTAAGAGCTATCCAAGCAGTAGGGTTCTTCTCGGAGGTACTTCATGATCGACTGCAAGTCAAAAGGCTCTCGGCCTGTCCGCTTGCGATAGTAGACACTCCATTCGCTGTAAACCCCCTGCAGCCATACATAAAGCTTGTTGTCCTCCACTTTCATATGCTTTAGCCCTACCTCATGGGAACTAATCATGGTATTGGTATCCAACCAAAACTGATTGAGCATATGGTCTTCTTCACCGGTACGTTTTATTTCCTGACAGCTCTGCTCAACCCACTTAATAAACCCCGCATCCTCCATGACCACTGAATCAAAAGCAGCTGCGCAAATGGCCCAGTTCTCGGCAGTCCTGTCGGTAATTCCCCTGGAAACCAGGGTGCTCTTTAAATCAGCAATGTTGGCCATGATTCTATCCTTGTATAAGTCATAATCTCTGATGAGGCTAAATGTAAGGTAACTGAAATATTCACTTGATCGGTTAATCGATTCATAGAACTCCCGTTGTCGCTTATAGGAACTAATCTGCAGGGGAATGCATCGTGTAAACAGGCCATTGTCTTTGGGTAGCTCTTCCCCGGATATGGAGATTACGGAGTGGACAGAAAATCCCTTGCTTTGAAACGCTGTGGCTGTCCCTTTTCCGGACACTTGCCGGTTGTATGCTGAACGGAACAACCCATCCTTTTCTATAACGCCTGACTCATTACGGTACTCATCAAACCAAACTCCTAAGCTGCTCCAATAGGACAGAGCACGTGCAATGAAGTTGGCAGTCGTTGTTTTCCCGACGCTGATTCCTTCGGTCTCGATACCAAAGAAGCCCATTATCCAGCGCATAAATGTCGTCTTCCCTGACTCCCTCTTACCGTGAGGGAAGAGTATCGGCATACACTTATACTTAGCAAAAATGTCCCGGCTAAATATCGTGGCTATCACCCAGCCTATTGCAATGTACGCCTCGTACCCGCCGACAGAGTGTTTCATGCGCTCAGCCACATCACAAATATTGATTTCCTTTTCGCAAAGATGAGGGATTGCATTTTCAGACACGCGGGAATCAGACGCAACGCTAAAGCTCTGGGGCTTAAAACCTTTACCCTCTACCCAAATGATTCCGTCATTGTCCGGTCGATAAATCTTCCCATCCTTGATGGCCATGTTGCCAAAGAGCCATACCTTATGGGCATCAATCCAACCAATTTGCTCCGGCATATAGATCAGCTCACCATCATTATTGAGAAACTCATACTCCCAGATGTTAGTGAGGTCCGTACCGTTGCCCTTGAAGATATAATTTCCCTTACTTAACACGAATTTCTTAAAAGCGTCTGCTGCAGCCATGGCACTGGATTCAATCGGAAAGACATCCGACACTTCACCATAGGTATTCACTAACTGAACATTCCGGATCACACTATCCTGGGTAAAGAAGTTCGACTTGATATTGATAACAAAGTTGCTAATTTCCTTGTCATACTCTTGCCCATTGACCCCTGGAACGGTGACCATATATTTGTTGAACTCCCTTTTTACATTTTTCTTGGAAAAGTGTTTAGCAATCTTCCTTTTGATAACACGCTGGCCGTCTTCGTCCATGGTGGCAAGGAACTCCTTATATCCCTTCGCCTCCTTAATGACTTTCCTGATTTCCGCAGCCGTCCGGCCCTGGGCTAAAGCTCCGTCGAAATCAATCTTTCCGTCTATGCGCCACTCAGCTGGCAACCAGCCCACAGTGGTTTTAAACCCGGCTTGATGAAGCTTATAGGCCATGATGTAGGACCAGTATTGCGTGTCATAGCGCTTATTTAGCTGCTCTTTGAAATTAGGAAGTGATGGGTCCCCTTTCTCTTCGGAGTCATAGATAACGCAAACTTCCTTAACATCAAACTCCTGCAGGAGAAAAACCAAGCGGTCTAAATTCTTGTCACCGAAGGAGCTCGTTCCCGGACCACCAATGCCCGCGATCTCCCAGGCCGTAAGTGCAGCCGCCTTAAATTCGCCCTCGGTAAGGACAATCTTTTTGGGATGGTGTCTCAATAGGTACCTGCTGTAGGGCTGAGCTGGGATATTAGAAAACCCTAGCTTATGTGGCCTGAGGTGATACACATGACCCTCTTCATCAAGATAAGGAATCAGAATCCTGTCCTCAAGAAGTTGCTTCTCCGGAAGCAATGTTCCGTTCACGTTGCGAAGTATACCCACTTCAAGGAGCCTGTCCCCTGAATACTCCCCCTGGAGCTTCCCGACAATCTCCCTGAGATAACCACCGCCACTTCGGAACTTAAACTCCTCAATCATTTCATCCGTGAATCCACGCTTCTTCTTAAGACTCTCTCTGTCCGCAGGGGTGAGAGAGGCCAGCTCAATGAGCCGTTCATAAGGGTGTTTCTGCTCAACCTCATCGGGAGCCGCTTCCTTATGTGGATATTGCTCATTTATCTCTGATGGTCCGTCTATGTCTGGACGTCCATCCTCTGTGCTGCCAGCTGGGCTAATTCCCTGCCCGGCAGCCTCTTCACTCTGACCGGATTGAGCGCCGGACACGCCACTTCTACGCTTTTTCCTGGGTGGAAGGTCATCCTCCACGCCCAGATAGCGTTTAATGGCCTTAACGGCTTCTCTATTGCTTACATTGTTTTTTTGCGCATAAAAGGTGATTTGGTTTCCGCTTTTATGACATCCGAAACATTGCCACAGTCCTTTTTCTAAGTTCAAGTTAAACTTAGCCTCGCCACAAAAAGGACAGATTCCTTCGGCTCTACGACCGGTATTCTTTTTGGCTACAAAGCCGTGTTCCTTAAAAAATGCTGCATTATCCAGCCGACTAATGATGTTTTCTAAGCTCAAGCTATCACCGCCTTGTTTGTGGGGGCAGGGCCGGAGAGGAGGTAAACCGGCCCTGCTATATCGAAATTAAGCTGATTGGCTGGCGCCTGCATAGGCTATGATCCTATCCCGTAAGAGCGTGTGCCGTTCTTTTTTCTCGGCATTGTCCAGGCACCGCTTCACGGCACTCTCCTGGCACACCAGCACCAAGCGCTGCTTAGCCCGGGTAAAGCCAGTGTAAAATAGATTTTTCTGCAGCATGATGTAGTGACTCCGCATAATAATCATGATCACGAGAGGGAACTCTGACCCCTGGCTTTTGTGGATTGTGCTTGCATAGGCCAGGGTTAGGTCGTTGATGTTGTCCTCGCTAAACGTAACCATTTCCCCTTCAAAGTCGACAGCAATACTACTGGAATCAATTCCCTGAATCACCCCGATATCTCCGTTAAACACTCCCAGCTTGTAGTTATTGCGGATCACCATGATCTTGTCACCAAGACGGAAGAATTTATCTTTACCAGTCTTCTTTTCCGGCTTCAATACGTCGGGTGGATTCACAATTTCCCGAATCACTTCATTCAGGTTATCTACCCCAACAAGCCCCTTTTTCATGGGGGCCAGCACTTGAAAATCCATGATCCCCAACCCCTGGGCCAGAGCCGCCCTTACTTCGGCCTTGATTCTTGTGACAGCCTTTTCCGGCTCATCTTCAAGGATAGTCTTCCAATCCTTTTCATCCTGGTAAAGGCGGCATTCTCCGAACTCAACCACCCGGGATGCCTCAAGGGCAATGCGGCTACCGGAGGCTTGCCGGTAGTTGAACTTTAGCCGGGTTGTGATGACCTGACGGGATTCAATAATGTCCTCCAGTACTTTTCCCGGCCCGACGCTGGGGAGCTGATCCACGTCACCAACGATGACCATCAACATGTCACTTGGTACTGCCTCAAAGAGGCACTTAGCTAGGTGTAAGTCACTCATGGAGTATTCATCCACAATCAACAGACCGGCAGGAAGTTGGTTATCCGCATCGTGCTCAAACCCATTGATCATAGGGTTGAATTTGAGCAGTCGGTGGATGGTAGAGGCATCGCATCCGGTGGCCTCCGTCATCCTCTTCGCCGCCCGGCCCGTCGGTGCCGCTAGCATAATCAGGTTGCTTCTGGCTATTTTCCGATAAGCCTCAATGATGCCTTTAATGACAGTCGTCTTCCCGGTTCCCGGGCCACCTGTCACTACTGACAATGATTTATAAAAGCTCTTCTTGATGGCCTCTTTCTGCTCCGGGGCATAGATAACGCCGAATTCTGCCTGCATGGCTTCAGTGACTTCCTCCAGCTTTTGCTCGGTATCCGTGGACAAATATTTCCCGTCCATCTGAGCCAGCCGGACAATATCTCGGGCCAGCTGCTTTTCCTCGGCCAACATGGAGGCTACATAAATAGCGTCTCCTTCCCGGCAAACCAGCCCCCGCTGCTCAAGCTCAGCGTAAGCATCTTTGATGTTGCTCACTCCCACCATGGACTGTTTACCCAGCAACCCATCCAGGGCAACGATGGTATCCTTTGGGGTCAGATAGACATGGCCATCATTGCCGGCTTCCCGGAGAGCGTACATATAGGCCGATTCTACCCGATATGGCGAATCCGGAGCGATGCTCAACCCCATCCCGATCCTGTCGGCTACCTTGAAGCCGATGCCGTACACCTCATCAGCCAACACATAGGGATTTTCTTTAACGATAGACACACTGGCCTGGCCGTAGGTGTTGAAAATTCTTGTTGCCGTGCCAATGCCGACACCTTCTTTGCATATGAGGGCTGCCAGCTCCGCAAGCCTGGTGTTTTTAAGCAATCCTTCCTGAATCTCTTCCCGCTGCTGGGGAGAAAGAAAGTGGAACTGATCCAGTAAAGCCGGGGCCTCAATGATTCGGTTAAGGGCATCGTCCCCTAGCCTATCGACAATCCGTTTCGCCTTTGCAAACCCTACCCCATAAGCCAGGGTGGCCAGATAGGTGGCTGCCCCGGTCTTTTCCTTGGGCAGAACCACATCGGCCTTACAGAATGCGAACTGCCGCCCGTACTGCGGATGCTCTTTCCACTCGCCGGCGAATTCGTATTCATCCCCTACCCTGACCGCCGCCAGATTGCCGACGGCACTGCAGGAGACCATACCCGTTTCCACCATGTCTTTAGGCTCTATAGAGATTACGGAGTAACCGTTTTGAGGATTATGAAACCGCACAGATATGATTTTTCCGGCCAGAGTAGCGACAGGCTTAACCGTCTCTTTTCCTTTTTTCATTCGCGCTGCTGTTGCCGTGGCCATACTGCAATCACATCCTTTCTGCCAAATTGTATTGCTTCATCAAACGTCCACATTGGAATATCCAGTTTATAATTTTTGATGGCTCCTCCGGTATCTGTGGCTATACGCCAACCCATTCCCTTTATGAAAATCTTGCTTCCCAGCGGGACGATTCTTGAGTCAACGGAAATTCCGGTATCGATATATTCCAGCGTCGACGCGCCTGAACTCATTACAGTCCCGTCACCCCAGGAGTTCATCCCGTTTCTATCGTCCAGCGGAGAATAGGCTGTTGCTTCAAAGACTCCCATCTGCCAGGTATCCAGAAAGCTATTGACTGAATTTGTGATGTCTCTCTGTTTTTCTGTCAAATTGCTCTGATCGCTCTTGAGCATCTGGATTTCAGTCTGCAGCATTGATATTCGCTGCTTCAGCATGATGAAGCTTAAAGAGTTCAAGAGTATGGCGCAAGTTATGAACACTGAGGCTACTGTTTTCCAAAAACTTACCCTTTTCCAAAAGGGCCTCTTTCTCGTCACCCTGCACCCCTCCCAAGCTTCTCCCTGGCCTCGCCGATTCGTAGCAGAGCTTCCAGCTTCACTCCAGAAGGGACATTCTCTAATGTTGCGATTTTCTCAATGATCTCTCGGACCTCTAAAAACTTCTCTTCCCCCTCCTGCTGGAGACTATCGAAGAAGCTCTCCAACCAGTTTTCATGCTCCTTCTTCTCAACGATAGCTTCTCTGTCCAAAACCTCTTCTGCCGGCCGGGCAGACTGCAGGGGGATCAGCTCGGCATGGAAGTCTGTTTTGCTGTTGACCGTGAGCAGGGCAACCTGGACAGTACGGCTCATTTCGGCTTGGCTTGCCGATAATCGGCAGAGTGCTCCGGGGTTAATGAAGAGCTTGCCATCCTTGCGCCGGATGATGCCAAAGCCGTCATGATAGTGGCCGGAGATGATGATGTCTGCATTAGTCTCTACATCGTCAATCAAGGTGTGCCTCATTGGGAATGACGGCGCAGCCGCTAGGAGCATGGAGTGGACAACATGGATACGTGGATGATCTTCGGAAGATAAGGCATGGATGCGTGGATAACTTTCAGGAAAAGATGACTGAGTTACCATATATTGATCGGCTCCATCTGGCGTGTCGGTCTGATAATCGAATCCGCATCCAGTAACCGATGACTCAAACATATCGGTAGGTAGCAGCATCAGTCTGCTCGCATCTAATCTCTCAAGATCATGGATGTACTCAAGTTCTGTCAGCAAACCAAAGGGTGTCCGGGAAATAGCTCCCTTGTTTCCTGCCGGCAGATCGTGATTCCCCGAAATGACCAATACATCTATAGCAAACTTTGCTTTGCAATCATCCAAGAAGCTGGCAAGCTTGATAATGGTTGGCAAGCTAACATTAGATGAGTCAAAAATATCTCCGGGAATAATGATTGCTTTCGCTCTACGCTCTTGGGCTATCAGAAAAACCTCATACAGCTTAACCAGCAGCGCATCACGATAATTGTCTTTCCTACTCCGGGGATTCTCTGACCGGAAATGCAAATCGCCTGTTACGATAAATTTGTCCACCACTACACCTCACCCCCGATCCTCTCTGCCCGGCTGACACCCTTTTCCTGCGTCACATACCAAGCCACATCCGCCGCATCGGCCAACACCCCGTGATGAGTTACCATAATGATTTGCCGTCCGGTTTTCTCAGCATACCGCTTCAAAAACGCCGCCACATTGGGCAAAAACTCTCGAGAGATCATCTTTCCTGGTTCGTCCAAGATAACCGGTCCCTCATGCTTTGGCCTGGCCAATTCCAACAACGACAGCCTCAGGGCCAGGGACACAACGTCCGTCACCCCACCACCCCGGGCCGCCTCAGGATTGGCGGCGACAGTGTAATCCTGATAGGAAGAGATGACTTGCCACTCGGCAGTGGCGCTTCCCCCACTTTGGCCTAATTCAATGGCAAAGCTAATGCCGGGATCCTCGAAAATACTCCTGAGGGCGGCGGTCACCGTCTCCTCAATCTTTTGCTTCAGCTGCTCCCGGGCATATTGGCTGGAGTGGGAGAGCAGGAGTTGCACCTGCTCCCACGTGGCGATATTCTGGGTAACCTTGGACAGCTCGGCTTCTTTTTGGGTTTTCTGCTGGAGGAGTAGGTCACGCTTGCCTTTGGCTTGGTCCAGGGTGGCCTTGTGGCGGTTTGCCCTGGCTTCGGCCTCAAGAATACTTATGGTCATAATCACACCACCTGCTCAAGAACCTGCTCCGTCGTGAGTCCTTCCATTTCAGCCAGGATTTTTTCCGCCTGAGCCAGATTGACCTCAATATTCTTCTCCAATTCTTCGATTACAGCCGGAAGCTGCTCCGGCTCATACCCCAAGGCCTTAATTTTGTCCGTCACGGCCTGGAGCTGCTTTTCAGCGGTCTCCAGATTGGCTTCGGCTCGGGTACGCTCATTCTTCTTCTGCTCCAATTTGGTTTTCAGGCTGGAAATTCTATGTTCAACATTGTCTATGGACATGATTAAATGACCTCCTTCAATTTCTCGATATGAATATCTCCCCCGCAGGTTGGGCACTTGCCTAAATCACTCATGAGCTGGATGTATTCAGTCTCCAGGGACTCTGTGTCTTTTTGGGCAAGATTGGCCTGTTCGGCATAGTTCAGACTCACCCTCGAAAGCGAACCGATATTCGTAAGTTCCGACCGCAACGACTTGACTTTCTCCACCTTCTCGGGAAGAGCCGCGGCTAATTCCCAAGCCTCCTCCACCCGCGCCGTGCTTTGGACCTTGCGACGCAGGGACAAGGCTCCCTGGTAGGCGTGTTCATAGTTTATTAAAAAGCAGTCCAGCTTATCTACATTGAATGCCTCTGTCTCGGCAGCCAGAAGGTGTGGCATGACCGATTCATAGTTTTGGTCAAGAACCTTTAAACGAGATTGGGTTCCTGTTTTGAGTCCGACTGCATACAGATATTCTGCTTTAGCGGCGTTGAGCTTAGTGCCAAGCGTCAATCCTTCCTGGGTTGCGTCCACAACCGCTATGGCCGAATCAAGGTTAACCAGCTGGTGAAGTATTATATTGGCATCAGAAATCTTGGACCAAGCTTCGATATACGATTGGTTCATGAGACTTAGGCTCCCGTGTTCCGCAGAGTCACGTTCTATACGGCGCACATAAGCCAATCCCTCAGCGACGGGTCGTAGCCGACTAATCTCAGCCTTTACGCTCCGAACCTCCCCTGCTAACCTCATGAACTGCTCATGCAGTTCTTTCAGCTTCGCTATTCCCTCCTGGTCTCGCTTTACGTCTTCGATAATGCTATCCAGTTCGATCAAATGCGCTTCCCTTACCGGAATCCAAGCGTATCCGTCCAAGGCCTTCTCGGTTGATTCGATATAGCTCTCCAGGCCTTCCCGTTCCCTCTTAGCCCGGAATAGGTCTGTACCTACTTCTTTCCCGGCGTGATCCATCTCTTCCGTGCCGGCCAGTTTGCCCAGCACCTTTGCACGGGCCGGGGCCGGGGTGCTGTCGTTCCCCAAAAAGGGCCCGGCTAGCTGGTCGGAGAGGTTTAAAAGATATGTTTGGTCACCGATACGCAGTTCACGGATACCTGTTGCCTGCTGTACTTCCAGGGGAACGCCGGTCCCAAAGCCTTCATAAGTTTGATCACCGATTTGGTATCGGTTGATTCCGCCCCGGGACCGGGTCCTGGTTATTGCCGTTCCATTGTCATAAGTCCCTTGAACTGAGCATTCATTTTTCCCCACCGTGATGAAACCATCACCCCGGGGAGAGTTATACAGGAGCCATTTAAGTGCCCGGATAATGGCGGACTTGCCGCTGTCCGACGGTCCTGTGATGACCGTCAGGCAGCCTTGTCCGGCAAACTCAATATGGGTATTTCCGTGGGATTGGAAGTTCGTGAGCTTTAGGGCCTTTAACGACCGGTCCGGCTTAATATGGCTCTGGATCATCGCCCGTACCCTCCACTGCATCCTGCATGTAGTCCTCGTCATCAATGGCAATGTTTTTCCAGCTGTCTACAAACTTCTGCCGAAGCTTATTAACATCTAAGATCTGTTTTGGCGGCACATCATCCCCATTTTTGAGAACAGCAAGTGCAAACTTGTAACCATTATTAGTGGTTGGAACTAGCGAGAATTTTACTTGCCTAGCAATGTCCGAAATCCGATTAGTAAGCCTGGCACTAAAGAAGTTATCAATAGCACCGATGCTTGTTGGCGGGAAGGAGATCTGAATTGGCAGCGCATTATCGGGGGTCAGAAGAAACATCCGGCGCATCTCCTTACATGCCTTGCCTCTGCCCTCTTTCCCTGATCCCCAGGCGTTTTGGGGGCATTCAGCGCAGCGGCGAGAATTACCGTTCTCATCAGTGCCCATGATTCCATCGAAACTTGAGCAAAGCGGAGTTGTATTGCCTTCTTCCCAGAGTCCCCGGGTTTTCTGCTTAAAAAGCACAATGGCTTTCAATTCATCTATGGAGTTTCCAAACGGGTCGACGAACACTTGGGCATCCTTATTGATTTTGTATCGCTGAGGACGGAAGTTAATTCCGTCGCGGCTTTCTTCGAAGTTTTGCCCCATAACAATGGCCAATTCTTGGACCTCGGCCTCCGTCAGGCCGGTAGTATCAATGCCGGCGAGAATAAGTTGTTGGGCTTGGGTGGTTGTAACTGCTGTAGGCATAGCTTTTTCCTCCTCTTATTGATTATTTTTCAATGACCTCTTTCTCTCCGTCGACCCAGCCCTCTTCCCAATCGATAACAGGGTCGGGGAGAATGGCTTTTTCCGCATAGTCTTTAACTTCGTCCCAGTTCATGTTGTTTCCAGACCAATCCTTAAGTTCAAAATCGTTGCCCATAGTGAACTCAAATTCTTCTTCATAAGTGGTATCTGGATCAGCAGCGGCATAATATTTAGCCCGGTCCTCTGCGATCACCTTTGCGGGGACATCCCACTTGCAGCCGTCCGGCATGGTTACGCGCAAATACTTTTCCGGCATGGTCTTCGCCTCCTCAAAATATCGAGCGATATCGATAGTATTTTTGAACATGACAACAGACATCCCATTTCTTTTCAGGCTGAGCATATTTAGCCATAGCCCATAAAAGCTGATTGTTATTTGGATAGGCTGAGAATTCTTCCTCGCCGACTTTTTTCTCGCCGTTTTCGCCTTTGGCAAAAACCTCCACTAGAAAGTATTCTTCAACCCCTTCGACTTCGGACGGGAGTTCAACCATGTCTTCAGTAATGATTTGAGATTGCCCTGACATGCTGATCATCTTTTTTTCCACCTCTGCCTACACCTCCAACTTCATCAAGCTCAGTCTGGCTGCCAACATATTCCCCACGACCTGGTAGGCCTTAAACTCATTCTGATACTGTTCCAGCTTAAAACGGGCGTTGTCGAGTTCATCCAATGCTGCCTTATATGGCTCCCAGGCTTGCTGATATTCAAAATCCATCTTTTTACGAATTTCCAATTCTGCTTGACGGGCTTTATCGTTGGAGTATAAAGACTTACCGGCTCCATTGACCTCTGCTGTAATAATGGACATCAGCATGGACTCGGCATTGACAAGATTGCTTTTGACCACTTCAAAGGCATCGGAGGCTTCTTTCACTTTCTCTTGCTGGACGCGAATCTTCTCTGGCAGGGCCATGATATTGGTCTTAAAGCCGGTCACATCCAGCTGTTCATCAACTTTCTTCTGGGAGTAATCCAGGGCATCGCATAGTACCTCAAGAGTTCGATTCTGCTGCTCTACCATGGTATTTCTCATATTTTTATTGAGATCATAAGCAAAACTTCTCAAATCCATAATTTACAAACCTCGGCTTTCTCTATATAATGGAGGTGATTTGAAGTTCAATGTTTCTAGGTCGCTCCGGCCAGGGTTCCAGCCCTGACCGGAGCCTTTTTTATTTGTGGGATGCCGGAGCGCCGGCCCATTATTCCGTAATAATCAGCTTCTCAGCTTCGATCAGGTCTTCCAGCTCAAGCAGGAAGTATTGCTTGATATTTTTCCTAGCCTGAATGGACCATGCACCACCGTCAGCTTCGAAGAGTGCCGCAACTGGTCCCTGCCGTAACCTGAGCAAGAATTCACCTTCCGGCTGGGGAATCTCATTGAACGTTCTGAAAGGAGCCAGTTTCACGATGGGCGGAACGGTTACATTAGCCACGGTTGCAATGCCCGCTTTTGCCGTTACTGTTTGAGAGATTCCATCGTCTGTGCTGGTACGGACATTATCTTCCTTGATACCGCCCAAAAGAGCGATAAGAGCATCCCGGGACTCGGTGGGCACAAATGTACTTTTTAACATGATGTTCATTTGCTCCAGGTCAATGAAAGAGCCTAAGGTGATCCTGGGCAGCTCTGCCTCAGCAGTGTAAAGGTGGAACCGGTCCAGGTCATCGCGAAGTTCGGAATATACGTTGACCTTAGTAGGACTGACCACATGGATAATCAGTGGATTGAGCCGTGGGTGCTTGGATTCCCGGGATACCAGCTCTACAATGCTGGCCAGAGATTTAGTTGCAAAGGGCTTGGGGGCTACCTCCGGGATTCTCGATAGATCTCTGGAAGAATACTTGATTCCGTTATGTTCGATAATTTCAGTGGGGTTATTCAGGTCCTCAACGAGATATTGCAGTGCGCTTCTTTCCATGGATTTTATCCTCCTCATTTTTAGGCATTATGCCGCATTTTTACCACGTTGGTGGGTTCACTCTCACCGAATATTTGCATTTGGTTAGGGTCTTGCTTGGTCGGCTCAACAGCCACCGGCTTGCCGTCCCGGTCAATTCCAACCATCAAAGTGGTCGAAATCGGCTTAATCGGAGCCAGTGCGGCTTTGGCCTGGGCGGAGATGCTGATTGTTTCGCGGTTTTCATCAGGCTTCAGGGTGAGCGTGATGGTCAGCTTTCGCGCAGTTTTGGCATCGGTATTGGGGTCAACAATGTTCGCCATAGCTTTGGCAACCTCGATGTCAATTTGCTCGGCAATGGCTCCTTTAGCCAGCTCTAGGATGTTGACATTTTTCGTTGTGCTCATCGTTTTTTTCACCTCCTCTCAATGGGCTTGAGTTTGGGCTTATTGGGTTATTCATTGAGAACCAGGTTTAGATGGGATATAATGAATTTAAGATATTTAACTTGCGTCCTCGGCTTCTATGGCCGGGGCTTTTTCTTTTTCTGCCCGGGTCTCAAATTTGGCTTTGAGCTTTTCGTATCGCTCAAATTCTTCTTTTTCTCTATCTGCTTTTAAGGCCAAGTCGATTTCATCGACAGTGGTTGGCAATTTCACATAGATCCCCTTCCCCATATCGTGGAAATCAAGAACGGGACTACTTTCCCAGGCAAATATTTTAATATTGGGACGACGCTGATTAGAGTCTGAGTTAACAGGGATGGCGTTTAATTTGGACAAACAATCCCAGTTTAATTCGATCTTTACGGACCGTCTCTCCGATTTGCTCACCCATTCATAGACCGGACTTAGGTCGATATCGGGTAACGTTATTAGCACTGTACTTCCCTCCAATTTCTTTTATTTTCTGATCACCCGGACATTCCCGGACATTCCCGGACACTCGGTGTACAATCTCCATTTCGGTCGGCGTATTTTTGGTAACCAACCAACTGTCTGCATTGAGCCTGTGGGCCTCGATCAATTCTTTCTGCCGCCGCGTAGGGCTTTTGCCGTGCTTCAGATATACCACCTCTTTTTACGCAGTATGGACATACGTAGTGCTTATCAGGTTTGGCAAGAACGCTTACAGACCACTCTCTTTTGCAGAATCTGCACCGCCTAATCATTTGATTACGCTTCCAAGACTTTCTTGCAACTGCAGTGCCGCTAATCGTTCAGTGTGCCTTTCTTGCTCCAATCGTTCAAAGGCATTAAGCTTGGGCTGCTTTTCCTTTTTCTCACCATTCAGTTCATCAAGCTCCCTTTGCAGTTCAATCACTGTGCCTTTCCAGTTATCTCTAATTTCCTTCAGGTTCTTCCTATGCTTCTCAATGAGTGACATCTGCGATTCCCGGGCTTCCAACGCCGCTAAAAAGTCTCTGCCTTCGTCGTACTCATCTATGGTGATTTCTCCGTATCCGTAGGCGTTATGTAATTCCGCCTCGGTGGAGTAGCCCTTGTACTTTTCGGCCCTGATTTTATAAAGGCGGTCCTGTTGTGCTTGTAATGCTGCTTTTGCATATTTTTTATAGACTTTATCAATGTCTGCGGCCATCATTTTTGCAAGTTCAATTTCCTGTTCAAGTTCTTGCCTTAGGTTGTTGGTCATGGCGATCTCCTTTCTTGTAGGATTTCCCTCTTTTGCGTCGAATTGGTAAGTGTTCAGGCCATTTCGAAGAAAGGAGGGATTGCTTTGGCCATATACAATATTTCATATGACCTAACTGCACCGGGCAGAAATTACGATGATTTAATCGCGGAGATTAAAAATCTAGGAGACTGGGCCTATCCGCTGAAATCAACATGGCTAGTCGAATCAAACCTAACTTCTGTTCAAGTAAGAGACAAATTACTTGAAACAATGGACTCAAACGACAAATTATTAGTTATGATGTGTGCAGATGATGCGGCATGGTGCAATCTACCTGATGAAGTAAGTGATTGGATTAAAGAGAAACTTTAGTTTATTCAGTTTCGTCTAACATACCCTTTAGACTTGGTTCAACCAGGTCTTTTTCTTTTATGACAACTATTAGCACCGGTCCCTTTATTGTGAGCCCAATATTCCCGGTATCAATTTTGCATTTTCTTCCGGCTTCGATTTTTAAGGTTTCCATTCTCTCTTACCACTCCTCCCCTCTATAATCCAAATGCACTAACCACCGACCGCACCACACCATACCCTGCCACAACGACCACACAAACCGCCACAACCACTAAAGCAAGATGACAATACACCTCTACCGTTTTTGCCCTAGCATAGCCGGCTGCCGCCCGCTGTAACTCCCGGTCAAACATAGCTCTCCTGCCCCCTTCCGTTTTTGGTGTTATTGAGGAACACCCAGCCGCATTTTAAGCAGGTTACACTAATCAGGTCATCCTCTTGGTCAAAACGCTCTTTCTCCGTCCGGAAGTAGTCCAGGTCATCCCCGCTGGCTCCACAGCCCGGGCATTTATCGGAGAGCTTTGCGCCCTCGATGCTGATTATCGGGATTCGCTGTAGCCCAAAATACTGGACAATTCGAACTGAGTAGTTTTTAACCGGCATCCGCTGAATGTTAGGATACTTTTCGATGATGCCGGCAATGGCGTACATCATGGTGTTTCGGGTCATTTTGCCTTGGGCATAGGATCCAATGAGGTTGTGGACCTGATCGCGGTCCGCGTCGGTGGGGTAGTTGAGGACTTTTGTCATGCTGTAGCCTCCTCACTCAAATTAATAATTTCCAATGCCTTTTCTGGCTCGATACCCACATATTCACAAAATGGTAAAAATGGGATATGATAGGTCCATTTCGAACTAAGCTTAACCGCGCTGCCAAAGGGAAAAAGTTCCCGCTGCATACCAACGCGGATAAACTGTGCACCCATTTTGGAAATCGCCGCAGCCTGCTTGACAGTTAGTCTGGTTGGTATTGGGTTTTGCAAGGTGTCGCCTCCTTTCTAATAGGATTTTCCTCCTTAGCGTCGAAGTGGTAAGGGCTAACCAAGCAGCGGAAGGAAGTTGATTTTTATGGGACTAAATCATTTCTTTAAAAAATTATTTATTTCGCCCAAAGACGGTCTCAGCCATTCTGGCGAAAAACCTATTACCGATGAAGAAATACCTAACCTAGTACAATCGAGCTTAGAAAAAACATTAAGGCTTGAAGATGAACATAAAGCGGGCTTAAGGGACATATTTAAGGATCATGATTTGTCTGAAATAGAGAAAGAATTCTTTTCTGCTTTACTCCTGGCGCTTGAAGAAAATAAACTAAATCCCTCCCTTTTGCGTTTAGAACGTATTGGAGGCGGCACTATCAACGTGAGTTATGTCCCTTTATGTTTTGTTGGTAAAATAAATCTCACAATTACCCCAGATAAATACGCTGTAATGAAAGAAGATCATAAGCGAGCTCTCCGTGTATTTGGTACAATTGAGGAAGCAAATACCTATATGTCAGAAAAAGGCGGTGATCGAGTTGAAGTTAGACCAGGTGAAAACAGACATTACATGCAATATTCAAGGGGGCTTCAATCAATCAAGCACTTGAACAATCCAACTCTACAAGAATGCATTGACACAATCCCCCGGTGGATTGCTTTTATTAAGTATTGCAAACGCACACCTTAATTCACTCACCTTTAACCGATGTGGACTTAGCCTCTCTTAATTCAAAAATATTTCTATGCACGCTTCAGTTCGTTGCCATTATCCTCAAAAAAAAGAGTCCATTTGAAACCCAGAACTTCCGCTATTTTTTGGGCCACCTTAACACTTGGATTCCTTTCCCCATTCTCTATCATGCTATAATACTGTCTTTTTATCCCAACCACCTCAGCCACTTCTTCATGTGTTTTCTCTGCTTCAAGGCGTATTTTAGCCAACCAATATCGAGTCACTATCACCACCTCCATATGTTTTTTGCGTAACTCTCTGTTGCTATGACTTTATTATATAGCAACATTTTGTTTCTGTAAATAAAATATGCAACAATTTGTTGCGTACTCTTTACGCAACATTTAGTTGCTATTATAATGGAATAAAGTAGAAACAAGGGAGGCTCTTAAATATGTTTCCTGAAAGACTTATTGAACTAAGGACTTCAAAGGATTTAACTCATCAGCAAATGGCTGATATGCTTGGAATTACTCGGCAAGCATATGGGAATTATGAGGCAGGAAAAAGAGAGCCAGACCATGATACAATGAAAAGATTAGCTGAGTTCTTTAATGTCTCAACAGATTTTCTTCTGGGCCTAAATTTCTCGGACAAGCTACTCACACCAAAAGAAGAAAAAGACATTGCCAAGGACCTCGAAAAAATGCTTTCTAATTTAGAAAGTGATGAAGGCTTGGCCTTTATGGGTGAACCTATGGATGACGAAACCAAAGAACTTATGCGCATATCCCTTGAAAACTCCATGCGCCTGGCCAAGCAGTTAGCAAAACAGAAGTTCACCCCTAAAAAGCATAAATAAAGCTCTGACGGAGGCTTGAATATGGACATAAAGGAAAAAGTAGACAAGCTTATACACATGTACCGCACCAATGAACCCTTTGAAATTGCCGACCGCAAAAATATCCCGATCATTATCGAGCCATTAGGAGATATCTGGGGTTACTGCCACAGCTACAAACGTATTCAGGTTATTCATCTTAATAGTGACTTAGATTATATTGATCAACGATTTAGCCTCGCTCATGAATTAGCGCACGTTATCCTTCATCCCAAGATCAATACCGGCTTCCTCAGAATGCATACTTTCTTTTCAGCTGAGCGAATTGAACGGGAGGCGAATTCCTTCGCAGTAGAGCTACTTATGCCGGACTCTGTTCTGTATACATGTGAACTTAGATCAATTTTTGAAATAGCGACCGTCTGCGGAGTTCCGGAGGAACTGGCTGAGTTAAAGAAGTCAAGTGCTAAATTTTTTTATCCCAATTCAGAACATGCGTTTCTTTATTAGAACATTTATTCGAAAGGAGGTGAGAATCGAAATGAAAAATCCGAACGGTTATGGCGGGATAATCAAGCTCGAAGGTAAGCGCAGAAAACCATTTTATGCAAGAGTGACTGAGGGCTGGGAGATTGTGCATAAAGAAACGGGGGAAGCTATAATGTTTATCGCAAACGGCGCAGAACTCCCAAAGATCTTACCCGAAAACACAAAGCTAAAGCAGATCTATACGGGAATTGGGTCATTTAAAACCCAGGCTGAGGCAAACATAGCTTTAGCCGATTACAATAAAAAACACAGCCCACTCGATGCTGCAACTCTTACATTTGCCGAACTCTATAAAAAATGGTATGCATGGAAATTCAACCCTAGGCGAAGGAAGCAACTATCTCAGCAGAGCAAGGGTTCTTACGCTGCAGCCTATAAAAACTCTCATGAACTGCACAATATGCGTTGGCTTGATATCAGGTATGATCACATGCAAAATATTATCTGGGAAAGTGACAAAGGCCGTGAAACTCTCAACAACATGAAGAATTTGTATTCTCAGATGTATGACTATGCCATGATGAATGACATCGGAGAGCGCAATTATGCGCAGTATCTCGAAATTGATGTGGCTATCGAGGGAAAAGAAGACATCCACGCACCTTTTGATGACTCTGAGCGCAAACTGCTATGGGAAAGACTTGATGAGTTTGGAGTGGATACTGTATTGATCATGATCTATTCCGGGCTGCGTCCTACTGAGCTATGCTTGATTGAGACAGCCAAGATCGACATAGCACAGCGAGTCATGCGCGGAGGGGTAAAAACAAGTGCCGGAAAAGACCGGATCATCCCCATCCACAAACGGATACTTCCCCTGATCCAGAAACGCATGGAGGAAGGTAACAAATATTTGATCTGCATTGATGGGGAGAAAATCTCCTATTATTACTATCGCTCAAAGATTTGGGACCCGCTCATGAAACAATTGAACCTTGATCATCTCCCACACGACGGTCGGCACACTTTTGGAACCATGGCCGACGATGTCGGAATGAACCCAAAAGCGTTAAAAATGATCATCGGACACTCCACGAAAAAGGATGTAACGATGCGTTACACCCATAAAGATATCGAACAATTAAAAAAAGCTATCGACTTAATTCCTTAA